AGTGATTGCGCGCCGCACTCTTTCGCTACTTGTGGAATTTTTCAACAGTTCGACCTTCATAGAACTATCCGGCGACCGCCCCGGCATCGCGTTACGTGCAAAAACTGTTGCAGCGCAAAGCTGTAATAAGTGGCGCAAAGCCCCTAATTAGGGGGAAACCGTAAAGTTTTACATTTTGCCTAGGCCGGGCTATGCTGATTGGCACCATTGATTTCCGACAGAATCTTTGACGCCATGAAATGCCCGCCCGGCACGACGACGCTGACGGGGTTCGCCGATCTCGTCAACGTCAGCCGACAGACCGTACACAACTGGAAGGAAGCCGGCCTGATTGTTCTCAAGGGCCGGTTCGTCCACATTGCCCGCACGGAGGAACTGCTGCGCTCAAAGCGCATGCTGGGCACGGAGCCACGATTGCAGACCAAGATGAAAGGCAAGCCCGCCAGCCGCGCCGGGTTGAAGAAAGCCACCCGGCAGGAGGACGATCCCTTCGGCTGGATGGGCTCCACCACGCCGCCACCCCCGCCCCCCGAACCCGACATCGAGGAAGACCGCCTCCCCGGCGAGAGCGACGAGGAACTGGCCGCCCGGGTGCTGGAGTCCGGCAAGATCACCCTGTCGTACAACGACGCCCGCAAGATGCGGGAGAACTACGAGGCCCTGCTCAAGAAGCTGAAATATGACGAGGAGATCAAGGTGCTGGTCCCGGTGGCCGTGGTCGCCGACGCGGTCGGGCAAGCCTTTGCCGCGGTACGGACCCGCCTCCTGGCCCTACCGGCCGAACAGGCCCCGGCGGTGAAGCGGTGCAAGACGGTGGCCGAGGTCCAGGATCTGATGACAACCCTGATCACGGATGCACTGGAGGAGCTGTCCGCCAATGTCTTACCCTGAGATGTACCGCCCGGGCGTCGAGGCGCTGTATGCCGCCTTGGCGCAAGCCCGCAAGGTGAACCTGAAACCGCCCCCCAAGTTAACCGGCAGCCAGTGGTCGGACACCCATGCCAGGTTGTCCAAGGAGACCTCCAGCCAGACAGGCCGATACACGTCATACGCCTACCAGCGTGGGCTTATGGATGCCGTTACGGACCCCCGGGTGACGCAGATAAGCGTGATGAAGAGTGCCCGGACCGGATATACACGTGGGGTAATCGACAACGCCATCGGCTATTACGTCCACCAAGACCCGTGCCCCATCCTGGTGGTAATGCCACGGGAAGACGACGCCGAAGACTACAGCAAGACAGAACTGGACCCCATGCTGCGCGACACCCCCGTCCTTGCGGCCATTGTTGGCGACGTCAAGCAGCGGGACAGCAACAACACGGTGCTCAAGAAGGTGTTCCGCAACGGGGCCTCGATCAAGCTGATCGGGGCGAACTCCCCCGGCGGATTCCGCCGCGTGACGATCCGAGTGCTCTTATTCGACGAAGTGGACGGCTACCCGAAGGCCGGCGCCGGCGATGAAGGTGATCAGATCAAGCTAGGCATCAAGCGGACGGAGACGTTCTGGAACCGGAAGATCATCGCGGGCTCAACGCCCACGGTGAAGGGGGAAAGCCGCATCGAGCAGCTTTTCGAAGCCGGTGACCAGCGGTATTTCCACGTCCCTTGCCCGCATTGCGGCCTGTTCCAGGTGCTGGAGTGGGGCGGAAAGGACACGCCGCACGGCATCAAGTGGCGCAAGGACGAAAAAGGGGCCCCGCTACCCGAGACGGCCTACTATTCGTGCAAGAACGGCTGCGTCATCGAGGAGGTAGACAAGCCGGAAATGGTGGAAAAAGGCCGGTGGATCGCGTCAAAACCGTTCAAAGGGCACGCTTCTTTCCACATCTGGACCGCCTATTCGCTGTTTCCCAACGCCGCCTGGGCGAATATCGTCTCGGAATTCCTCGAAAGCTACAAAGACCCCAAGTTGCTGCAGACTTTCGTCAATACGACCCTCGGTTTGCCGTTCGAACACCTTGGCGAAGGCGCTTTGGACGCCCTTTCCCTCGCGAAACGCCGCGAAGTGTACGACGCGCCGGTCCCGCACGGCGTCGCCTACCTGTTTTGCGGCGTGGACGTGCAGGATTACAGGGTGGAAATGAACGTCTACGGCATCGGGGCCATGGAAGAGATGTGGCACGTCGAAAAACACGTCATCGACGGCGCTTTCGACACGCCGGAAGTGCAGGCGGAGCTGGATGAATTCCTCAAGCGGCGCTGGCATCGTGCCGATGGGCGCCCGTTCGCCATATCCGCGACCTGCATCGACTCCGGCGGTCACCACACGCAGGCCGTCTACAACTTCAGCAAGGCCCGCCTGGCGCGTAACGTGTGGGCCATCAAGGGCGAGGCTGCCGTCGGGGGTAAACGCTCCCCGATCTGGCCGACGAAGAACCCGACCAGCAAGACCAAGGCGACATTCCGGCCGATCATCCTGGGCGTCAACGCCGCGAAGGACACGATCCGCTCCCGGCTGCACATCAAGCAGCCCGGACCGGGCTATATCCACTTTTCCGTCGATTGCGACCTCGGTTTCTTTGAACAGCTGGTCAGCGAGCGGTCGGTGCTCAAGACCACGAACGGCCAACGCTACCGGGTGTGGGAATTGCCCTCCGGCAAGGCCAATGAAGTGCTGGACACCACGGTTTACGCTTACGCGGCCTTCTGCGGCTTCGCTTACAAGCGGAAATTGAACCTCAACAAGCGCGCGGCCGAGATCAACGAGCCCTACGACACCACGGATCTGGTCGATACCCCGGCCTCCGAGGCCGTTCCGGCGCCGATGGACGTGGTCCGGCACCACCCCCAACCAACCCCGCCACCGCCAGAACCGCCCAAGGAGCCGCGAATCTTGACGGCGCAAAGCGATCAGGGTAAGGTGAAAAGGGTTTCTATCGCCAGTAAACTGGCCGCTGCGAGGTAGTTCATGGCCTGTCATCCCACGATTTTCGACGGAATGTCGCGCGAGGACATGCAGGCGCAGCTGACCGCGCTGCAACAGGTCTACCTGGCGCTGTCCGCCGGGCAGTCCGTCATCACCGCGACCTACATGCAAGGCGACGGCAACAAGTCCGTCACCTACAAGCGCGCGCAATTGGCCGACGTCACGGCGACCATCCTCCAACTCCAGCAACTGCTCGGCCTGCGCGCCCGCGCCCGCCGGCCGATGCGTTTCCGGTATAGCTAAATGGCCGACGAGAAGAAAGGCGTGCAATTGCTGGACCCTCGCGGCGAGCCTTTGAAGCCGCAGAAGCCGCTTGCCATCGCCACGAGCGCCTACAACGCCCCCTACGACGCCGCCGACATCTACAACGAGCACATGGAGTCGTGGCGGCCGTATTTGTGGTCCCCCGACGGCGAACTCAACATGTTCCGCGACCGCATGGTGTCGCGGATGCGGGATCTCGTGCGCAACGACGGCTGGGCGTCCGCCGCCGTCACGCGCACCATCGACAACGTCATCGGCGCCGACTTCCGGCCGATCCCCAAGCCGGACTATAAGGCCCTGCAGGCCGCCACCGGCATCAAGGGCTTCGACCACGTCTGGGCGGCCGAGTTTGCCAAGACGGTGGGCGCGCTCTACCGCCTGTGGGCCTATGACGTCAACCGCTACTGCGACCGGCAGCGCGGCCAGACATTCCCCCAGTTGCAGAAGCTGGCCTTCCGCCATCAGCTGATCGACGGCGACGCCCTGGCGATGCTGCACTGGGAGGAGCGCAACGTGACGAGCGGCAAGTCGCCGTTCGCCACCATGGTGCAGATCATTGACCCCGACCGGCTGAGCAACCCGCAACTCCAGTTCGACCAGCGCCACATGCGCGGCGGCGTGGTTGTGGACGACAACGGCGTGGCCGTCGGGTACTACATCCGCCGGGCGCACGCCGGGGACTGGTTCAACGCCGACAAGTCGCTGCGCTGGGATCTCATCCCGCGCGAGACGTCCTGGGGCCGCCCGATCATCGTCCACTATTTCGACCACGACCGCGCCGCACAGAACCGCGGCGGCACCGGCATCCTGACGCCGGTGATCCAGCGCCTCAAGATGCTGATCAAGTACGAGGGGTCGGAACTGGACGCGGCGATCATCAACGCCATCTTCGGCGCGTACATTGAGTCCCCCTACGACCCAGCGATGGTCGAGGAGGCGATGGGCGACGGTGAGGAGATGGAACTTGGTGCGTACCAGAACCACCGCACCGAGTTCCACGCGCAGAACCGGGTCACGCTCGGTGGCTCCCGTCTGCCGATCCTGTTTCCCGGCGAAAAAATCAACGCGGTAACCGCCGCGCGCCCCGGCATGAACTTCCAGGCGTTCGAGTCCGCCATGCTGCGCAATGTCGCGGCCGGCGCGGGCCTGACGACCCAGCAGATCAGCCAGAACTGGGCGGAAGTGAACTATTCCAGCTTCCGTGCCGCCTCCCTGGAGGCGTGGAAGACCCTCGGCCGCCGTCGCACCGACTTTGCCACCGGATTCAGCCAGCCGATATTCGCCGCGCTGGTCGAAGAGATGTTCGACCGCAACGAACTGCCGCTCCCCGCCGGAGCCCCGGAGTTCAGCAAGTTCCGCTATGCCTATGCGCGTGCTCACTGGCAAGGTCCGGGCAAGGGCTACGTCGATGTGGTGAAGGAGCGCCAAGGCGCCATGATCGGCATGCAGGCCGGCATGACCACGCTGTCGCAGCAGACGGCCGAACTGGACGGCAACGACTGGGAGGAAGTGCTGGAGCAACGCGCGCTGGAAATGCAGCGCATGGAGCAGCTTGGCCTTCCGCTGCCGCAATGGATCGACCCGGCGTCGAAGGACGACGCATCGTCCGTGGATGCCGCGCCTGATGGCAAGACCGGCTCCAGCGACGGGTCGCACGACAAGTCCTCCACCGGCTACCGGAGCTGAGCATGGCCGACAAGAAAACCGTCCAGCGCAAGAGCCTGCAGGCCACCATCGGCGCTCTTGCCGCGGCGATGGCGGTCCACTTCGTCCCGACGGTCGAAGGCACGGTGCTGCGCGGATACAAAGACCCGATCGGCATCGTCACCGCCTGCACCGGCAACACGGACAGCGCCGTGCTCGGCCGCCCGTACACCGTCAAGGAGTGCGAGGAACTGCTGGACCGCGACTTGCGCAAGCATGCCGAGCGCGTGATGTCCTGCATCCGCGTCCCGACCACACCCGGCGAGCGCGCTGCCTTCACGTCGTTTGACTTCAATACCGGCCGCTTTTGCGGGTCTACCATGGAGAAGCTGGTGAACGCTGGCCGCCATACCGACGCCTGCAACGAGTTGCCGAAGTGGATCTACGCCGGCGGCAAGGTGCTCCCCGGACTGGTGAAGCGCCGCAAGCTGGAGCGTGACATGTGCCTCACCCCGCTGGCACCCCTGGAGCCGACATGAGCCTCAACCGCCTGGCGAACCTCGCCAACAAGGTCTTCAACACGCCGCTGGCCATCCATCCGACGAAGGCCGAGATCATCGTCGCCGCGCTGGCCGACCACCTCGGCATGACACGGCCGCTGGTTATTGACTCCCCGAAAATGAAGTGGAGCGACCAGACTTACGAGGAAGAGGAGGCCCGGGAAGCCACCGAAAAGCGCCTCCGCGGTTACGACATCGTTGGGGATGGCGTAGCAGTCATCGGGGTTAAGGGCACTTTGGTGCAACGCAATTACTGGCTTCGCCCGGATTGCGGCATGACCGGCTACGACGGAATACGGCATAACGTCGCGCACGCCATGGTCAACCCGGACGTAAAACGGATCGTATTTGACATCGACTCCCCCGGAGGTGAAGTCGCCGGGTGCTTCGACCTGGTGGACTACATCTACAGCCTGCGCGGTGTGAAGCCGATGGGGGCGATACTCTCCGAGATGGCCTACAGCGCCGCCTACGCCATCGCCTCGGCGACGGATCGCATCTACGTGCCCCGCACCGGCGGCGTCGGCTCGGTCGGCGTCGTGACGATGCACGTCGATCTGAGCAAGGCGATGGACAAGGAGGGGTGGAAGGTCACGTTTATCACCTACGGCGACCACAAGGCGGAAGGCAATCCCTACGAGCCGTTGGCCGACGGCGCCAGGGCACGCATCCAGGCGGAAATCGACAAGATGGGCCGTCTGTTTGTCGAGACGGTGGCCCGCAACCGCGGCATGACCATCGAAGATGTTGAAAACACGCAAGCCGCGTGTTATATGGGAAGGGATGGCGTACTTATCGGTTTTGCTGATATAGTAGCGTCTCCCGATGAAGCGTTTGCAGATTTTGCGCGCACACTTTGAGCATGAGGTTTGTCATGGCTACGCCCAAGACCGATGACCCGATCCACCTCCTTGGCCCCGAAGCCGTACGCGCTGCTGCCAAGGCCCAGGCCGCGAAGGCCGAGGAAGACGAAGACAAGAAGGACGCCGCCAAGGCGGAAGACGAGGACATGGAGGACGAAAAGGACGAGCCCGAGAAGGGCAAGAAGTCCAAGAAGGCCAAGTCCAAGAAGGCCGAGGACGAGCACGACGATGACGACACCAATGCCGAAGACGAGGAAGACAAGGAGAAGGCTGCGGTGCTCGCCGAGCGCGCCCGTTGCGTCGCCATCTTCACGTCGCCCGAAGCCTCCGCGAACCCGGCCCTCGCCGCCCACCTGGTCAACACCGGGATGAGCGCCGACAGCGCGTTGACCACGTTGTCCCTCGCCGGCGCACCGGCTGCCGCTGCCCCGCAGCGCCAGACCCTGGCCGAACGCATGGGCTCGCTGAACGTCCCGAACCCCGGCGCTTCCGGCGGCGATGCTCCCGACATGAGCACCCCGGAAGCCAAGGCCGACCTGATTATCAAGACCGCCGCCAAGCACGGCACCCTCGGCGTTGCGCCGAAGGCCGCGGCGCCGGAAGGTCAGTACGGCGAAGATTCCCCGATGACCGCGGAAGCCATCCTTGCCGCTGCCACCCGGCACGGCACGCTGGCCAAGCGTCATTGATCCCCGAAACGACAGAGGGTTATCACCATGTCTCTTTCCGTAACCAATGTCAGCGACAACCCGCAAATCCCGGGGATCTACGCTGAGGCTTACATCCCCGATCAGCTGATCGCGGGCAACATGAAGCTCGTCACCGACTCGGTGGCGATCGTGGCCAACGTGTCCTACGTGCGCGGCACCGTGCTCGGCCAGGTCACCGTCGGCTCTCTGACCTTCGGGTCCGTCACGATCCAGGTCGGCACCGGCAACTTTACCGTCGGCTCCGGTTCCGCTTCGGCGGGCGCCGTGACCGGCACTTACACCGCGACCTGCATCGCTGCGGGCGCCACCGGCAAGTTCCGCGTGGAAGACCCGAACGGCGTGATGATCGGAGAAGCCACTGTGGGCACCGCGTTCAGCGCGGGCAACATCGGCTTCACCATCACCGATGCCGGTACGCATGCCGTGGTTGGCGACTGGTTCACCTTCCCGGTGACCGCTGCCGCCGGCTCCGGCCAGTACAAGAAGTCCGTGGCTTCCGCGACCGACGGCTCGCAGAACCCGGTGGCCATCCTCGTGAACGCCGTGGACACCACCGGCGGCTCCGCGAAGGTGGCTGGCGTGTACATCGCCGGCGAGTTCAACCAGAACGCGCTGACCATGGACGCCTCCTGGACTGCGGCGACCCTGAAACCGATCCTGCGTCCGCTGGGGATCTACCTCAAGGATTCCGTGACGGCAGCCGATCCGTCGTAACGACCACGCCCCGCTTCGGCGGGGCATTTGCCAAACAGGTGAGAGAAAACCATGGCTCAGAATCTTTTCGACACGAACGTACTGATTCAGGTCGTTCCGAATCTGCTCCGCCCGCAGAAGTTTTTGCTGGATACCTTTTTCCCCAACGTCGTCACGTCCGACTCCGAGTACGTGTCGATCGACATCGACGTCGGTAAGCGCCGTATGGCCCCGTTCGTCAGCCCCCTCGTCGAGGGCAAGCTGGTCGAACAACGCCGCATGCAGACCGACCGCTTCAAGCCGGCCTACATCAAGGACAAGCGCGCCCCCGACCTGCTCAAGCCGATCCGTCGCATGATCGGTGAACGCATCGGCGGTTCCGCCTCCGGCGCCGAGCGCATGATGGCGAACCTGGTGGCTGAAATGACCGACCAGATCGACGGCATCGACCGCCGGCTGGAGTGGATGGCCGCCCAGGCGCTGACCACCGGCGCTGTCACCGTGTCCGGTGACGGCTTCGAGACCGTGTCTGTGGACTTCGGTCGCGACAGCACCCTCGCTCCGACGCTGACCAGCACCGCTACCTGGACCGCCGCGCACATCTCGGCCGGTACTGCCACTCCGTCCCAGAACATCGAGACCTGGCAGCAAACCATGCTCAAGGTGTCCGGCGCCGTGGCCGATACCCTGGTGTTCACCACCGGCGCGTGGAACATGTTCATCCTCGACCCGGTGATCAAGCAGAACATCTGGTATCCGGGCAACGGCGGCGCGGGCAACACCATCCAGACTGGCCCGCAGATCCAGACCGGCGCCATCTACAAGGGCCGCTGGGGCCAGTACGACCTGTACGTGTACAACGACTGGTACGTCGATGACAACAACGTTCAGCAGCCGATGCTGCCGGACAACACGATCATCATGTCCGGCGCCCAGCTGCTCGGCACCCGCGCGTTCGGTCAGATCCTCGATCCGACCTTCAACTACGCCTCGCTGCCGTATGCGCCGAAGACCTGGGTCGCGGAGGACCCGGCTCAACGCTACCTGATGATGCAGTCCAGCCCGATCGTGATCCCGTCCCGGGTGAACGCCGTGCTGTGCGCGACCGTCGCCTGACCTTGAGGAGCCACCGACATGGCAGATCCGAAAAAGGCCGCAGACACGGTCGTGATGATGGAAGTGACGGTCGCTCGCGGCCGTTGCCTCCATGACAAGGACGGCGTCATCGCCAAAGCCGGCGATGTCATCCAGTTGCCCCGCGATGAAGCCTTGCGTTGCATCGCGTCCGGCCACCTGGTTGACCCGCTGGCGCCTGAAATCAAGCGCGCCGAAGGACCGGAGTTCCGGTCCAGCGGCGGGCCGTCCGTGAACCCGGCGTAATGCTGGACTGGGACAAGCTCGTACTGGCTCCCTGCGAAAGCATATTTGGGGAGCCAGTCATTTTTACGCCCGTCGGCGGCTCCCCCGTCACCGTCACGGGCATTTTTGACCGTTCCTTCCGTGAGCTGGAAGAAGCGGAGCCCTCCCAGCGTGACACGATTTTCGTGTCGGTGGGGCTCCGCTTGTCCCAGCTTCCGCGTGAGCCGCGCCCCGGCGACACGCTGGAAGTCCCTAGCGTCAGCATCGTGTTCTCCGTGCGCCAACCCCGCCCGGACGGCAAGGGCAACGTGCGCTGCATCCTGAACTACCTGCGGAAGTCGGCATGAACACCCTGCGTCGCGACGACCTGCTGAACGTGGCGGTCGAGATCGTCAAGCGGAAAGGCACCGCCGCCGGCCGCCGGGTTTACGCGCTGCGCGACGTCCCCACTGAACAGCCGGACTACCCTTGCATCATCGTGTACACCCCGCACGAGATGAAGAAAAGCATCATGACCGGCGGCGTCCCCGAGTTCGACACCACGGTGGCGATGCAGTTCCTCTGCCGCACCGCCGGCATCACCGGCTACGCAGCGCAATACGCTGCGGATCTGCTCGCCCGGCAGGTCGAAGACGCCCTCTTGCTTGATCCTGAATTTGTGCGTACCGTACAGCGTTTCGACAGCGTCGAGACGACGATGACGCTGAACGGCGAGCACGAGTATCACGTCGCGGAAGCAGCGGTGACCTTCGGGCTTGAGATATTCCAGGATTACGACCCGGGCGACAGCATTGAAGACACTCTTGAGGGCATTGATATTCACGTCGATGCTATCACCCCGGCGGATGCGACGGGTACATACGCAAACCCGCCTTTCCCCGCCTCGGTTACGCCTGCACCGCGCACCCAAGGCCCTGATGGCCGGGACGAAGGCGCGTTGCGTATTGACTTCCCTAGCGGAGCATGACCATGTATATTTACCCGAAGCCCGGCCTGACGATCATCGACCCTGTTCGGGGTGACGTGCTTCCGCCGGAAGGGCGTGAAGTTGACGCCGACGACATTTACTGGGTTCGCCGCTTGCGCGACGGAGATGTGATCGACACCGATCCCGCGCCCGCCAAGCCCGCAGCGAAAACGAAATCCGCGACTGTTGACCAGTCGGACGCCTAACCGGAGGCCATCATGTCCATTTCGTTCAACAACATCCCGAGCAACATCCGGGTGCCGCTGTTCTACGCGGAGGTCAGCAACTCGCTGGCCAACACGTCGGGCACGAATCCGCGTACCCTGATCATCGGCCAGAAGCTGAACACCGGCACCGCGACTGCAGGCACCCCGGTGTTCTGCTCCAGCGTCCCGCAAGCCGCCACCCTGGGCGGCGTGAATTCCATGCTGCACCTGATGGTCAAGGAGTACCGCAAGAACGACTCCTTTGGCGAAGTCTGGGTGCTGCCGCTGGCGGATGACGGCTCCGCCGTGGCCGCCGCCGGGTCGTTCAAGTTCACCGCCGCGGCGTCTGCCGCCGGTACGCTGAACCTGTACATCGCCGGGACCAAGATCGCGCTGGCCGTGACCACCACGATGACCACGGCCAATCTCGCCACGGCGTTGGCCGCCGCGATCAACGCGACCGCTGACCTGCCGGTGACCGCTGCCGTCAACGGCAGCGACAACACCAAGGTGGACATCACCGCCCGCAACGGCGGCGCTGCCGGCAACGACATCGACATCCGCGTCAACTACCTGGGCGCGATTGGCGGAGAAGTGACGCCCACCGGCTTGACGTACACCCTGGTGGCGATGACCAACGGCGCCACCAACCCGTCCTTGACCACGCCGCTGGCGAACTGCGGCGACCAGCCGTTCGACTTCATCGTGCTGCCGTACAACGACGCGACCAGCCTGAACTCGATCGGTTCGTTCCTGAACGACACTTCTGGCCGCTGGGCGTGGAACCGCAAGGTCTACGGCCACGCCTTCTCTGCCTACAACGGCACCGTTGGCAACGCCACCACGCTGGGCACCGGCCGCAACGATCAGCACGTCTCGATCATGGCGGCTTACGATACCCCGACCCCGGCGATGTATCTGGCAGCGCAATATGCCGGCGCCTGTGCGGTCAGCCTGCGCGCCGACCCGGCACGTCCGGTGCAGACCCTGACGATCCAGGGCCTGATGGCTCCGCCCGTGGCCAGCCGCTATCTGCTCACCGAACGCAACACGCTGCTGTGGTCCGGCATCTCGACATTCACCGTCGGTCAGGACGGCACATGCTACCTGGAGAACGTGGTCACCACGTACCAGAAGAACGCATTCAGCCAGCCGGACAACAGCTACCTCGAAGTCGAGACCATGTTCCAGCTGATGTCGATCCTGCGGCAACTGGAGACCCTGGTGACCAGCAAGTACGCTCGCGCCAAGCTGGCCGACGACGGCACCCGGTCCAGCGACCCGAACGTCGTGACGCCCTCCAAGATCCGCGGCGACCTGATCGCCAAGTACAACGAGATGGAGGAGCAGCAAGGCTTGGTGACCAACACCGCGGACTTCGCCTCCGGGCTGATCGTGCAACGCAACAGCAGCAACCCGAACCGCGTGGACGTGCTCTACGACCCGGTGCTGATGGCGCAACTGCGCATCTTCGCCACCCTGGTCCAGTTCCGTCTCCAGTAAGACCCAGGCCCCCTCCGGGGGCCGCTGATTGAGGAGTACCCGCCATGTCGGACACGTCGAATCGTATTGCCGGTATTGCCACCATCACGGTGGACGGCCAGAACTACCGCCTGCGCGGCAACTTCAAGTACAGCCCATGCAAGGTCAAGCGCGAGACGATCGCCGGGCAGGACGGTATCCACGGCTACAGCGAGATGCCGGTGGCGGGCTTCATCGAGGCTGACCTGTCCGACATGGGCGGCCTCAAGGTGGCGTCCCTGAACGGCATGACCAACGTCACCGTGGTGGCCGAACTGGCCAACGGCAAGCAGGTCATCGGTCGCAACATGTGGCAGGTCGGTGACCCGATCGAGGCCACGGCGGAAGACGGCAAGCTGCCCGGCGTGCGCTGGGAAAGTTTCAACGTCATCGAAGTTTAATCACTGACAGGAGAAGATCGTGGCCGACACCAAGATCCTCAAGCTGCGCGTCCCCGTTACCATCGGCAAGGATGGTAACGAGGTCACCTACGATACCCTTACCTTGCGCGAGCCGCTGGCGCGCGAGATCGAGGAGGCCGGGGGCAGCAACATTGCCCTCATTGCCATCATCTCCGCGATCCCGCGCAAGGCTGCGGAGCAGCTGCACGGCCGCGACTACATGGAAGCGGTGGGGCACCTGAACTCTTTTTTGACCGACTCCCCGGAAACTGGCGAGAGCTGATAGCGGACGTCACTTTCGCGTTTCATTGGGGGCCGGACGCCGCCTGGAATATGCCATGGAGCCGGATCTGGTGGTGGTACAAGCAGGCCCAGAGGATAACCGGCAATGGCCAAGAGCAAGTTTGATTTCGACATCGTTGCCCACGACAGGGCGAGTAAAATACTCGCCCACATCGCCGGGCAAATGGGCGTACTTCAAGAAGCCACCACCGCTCTCGGCCGCGCGGGAGTAGCCGCAGGACAAGGTTTCGCCACCGGCGGGAACTCCGTCCGGCAGAACACGCAAAAAGCCCTCTCCCCGCTCGACAAGCTCGGCAAGAATCTCAAGACCGTTTCGTTCGGCCTCTCCGCGCTGAACGCGCCCGGCGCTACCGCTGCGGCGCGCCTCGGCGCCGTCGTCAAGGCGGCCGCCAAGCTGTCCGAGATGCGTAAGACGGCGGTAACGCCACCGCCTGCCGCACCGGTAAACAACCCGTTCTCCGGTCTTGGCGTCACCCTGCCGCCTCCCCCTCCGACACCGCCCGCTGCTGGCGGCCTCATGGAGGGCGCGTTCGGGGGCGTGCTGATGCGGATCGGCGGCTTTGCCGCTGGGGTAGCGATCGCCACGGCCGCGGTGTACAAGCTCGCCTCCGCGGCGGATAACTTCACCGCGAAGTACAGCGGCAAAGCCCAGGACGTGCTTGTCGCTGCCGCCGACATCGGCGTCAGCACCAAGTTCCTGCAGAACATGGAGAACGTGGCGTATCGCCAAGGGCTTCCGCAAGGCACGTTCACGTCCAGCTTTGCGGCGTTCGCCGACGTGGCGAACATGGCACGCAAGGGCCTGAACCTACCCGCGGCGCAATTCTTCAAGATTCTTGGTGTGAACTTGGGTACACCATGGGCGCCAAGAAACATGGAGGCTATCTATGGCGACACCGTGCGCGCGTTTTTCCAAGCGCAAGGTAAAATCAATCCTCAAACGCTTAAACAAGGCACCGATACGATAGCGTTGACTCCGTTGCTGCGCCTGACTCGCATGTCCCCTGCGGAGGTTCAGGCGCAAGCCGCGCTCATGCAGAAGTCGGTGATGACAGACCCTACGTTGCAGAGTCTAAGGGCCAATTTTGCGGCTAGACGCACGGCTGACGTAACAGAGGAAGGCACGAAGGCTTACCTGGCCGGGAAGTACGGAACACCCGTGTCCGACCCGCTGCAAAACCTCCGCAACTGGTTCTTCGGTGCTGTGGGGCCTTCGGGCGAGACGCGCCCCCCGGCGATGCCAGCGCGCCCGAGCGTGAGCACCGAAGGCATATTTACGCCGAGCGGGCAGCCGTGGCAGGCTCCCCTGCTGTACAAGCCGAAGTCCGAGTCGTCACAGCAACCGGCGCCCGCGCAGCAACCGGCGAACCAGCGCATTGACCTGTTCATATCGGCTGATCCCGGCGTCACTGTGCGCGACCGCACATCGCCGGGGCAGAGCAGCACTAACGTCCGCATCTTTAAATCAGGGCCTGACGCGCGATGAGCAACGTAGACACCGGCCTCGCCTCGATCAAGCAGATCGGCACCGTCACCACCTCGGCGCTGGGCTCCGCCACGCGCCTGACGCGCGATCTGGCGCTGCTTAACGCGCAGCCAGACACGACGAAGCCGCAACGCATCCAGAACCCCACGCCGGCGGTGAACTGGTACGAGAACCGTCGCCCGGCATCCTATAAGGGCGTCAAGTTCGCGGTGTTGACCTCCGAGGCGTTGTTCGGCCGCCGCAACGCGATCCACGAGTACCCCTTCGCCGAGAAGTTGTGGGTTGAGGACATCGGCCGCTCCGCTCGCCGCATCACGATGACCGGCTTCATCATGGACCGCGATCCGCTGCTGGACGGCAAGCCGCTGGACGCTGCGGTCAACGAATTGATCAACGCCTGTGAGAGCAACGGCATCGGCAGCCTATACCACCCCACACTGGGTACGCTGAACAATGTCGGCCTGCTCGCCCCGGTGTCTATCCGCGAAGAGTGGAACAAGGGCCGGATGGTCGTGTTGACCTTTTCGTTCATCGAGAACGGGGAGCAGACGTTCCCGTCGCGCATCATCGAGACGCCGCAGAACACGCAGGCCGTGGCCGTGGACACGTCGCGCAAGGTCATCGACCTGTTCACCGCACAGTCCGCCCCCAACTTCATCGAGGCCGCCGCGGCCGCCGTGCAGGGCGTGGTGAACACGACGACCTCCTGGGCGAACAAGGCATTGAAGCTGTCCGAGGACGCCACGAACATCTACGGCATGGCCTCCACAGTCGCCACCGTGTTGACGCCGCAATCCCGCTCGGCCACCCGCCGGGAGCAGGTTCGCCAAGCCGCCAAGGTGCTGGGCGCCGCCGCAGCGAACCTGAGCGCAGCCACCACCGGCGAATACGCCGCCGCGGTACAGACCTTCGTCGATACCGTGCGCGCGACCAGCGTAACGTCTTCCGACGCCTTGCACACCTTCACCCGTCTGGCCACCACCGACGCCGCGCCCACCGCATCGGGTGCTGGGGTGTCACAATCGGTGACAGACGCTGTTACCATCAGTAACGCCCTGCTGCGCCGCATGGCCGTCATCGCGCAGGCCCAGGCTACGGCCGATGCGACTTTCACGTCCTACGACGAGGCGATCGCCCTGCTGAACGCCACGACGGCGCTACTCGACCCCGAGATCCTTTACGCGGGCAACAACGGTGACGATGCAGCGTTCTCTTCCCTGCGCGCGTTGCGAGCAGCGGTGGTGGCGGACCTCAAGACGCGCGGGGCCAGCCTTGCGCCGCTGCAGCAGTTCACGCTGCCGTCGCCCGTGCCTGCCTCCGTCGCGGCGCTGCGCCTGTACGGCGACGCGGGGCGCGCGGATGACCTGATTGCCCGCGCGAAGCCGAAGCACCCGGCCTTCATGCCGGTCAGCTTCATGGCGTTGTCGAGGTAGGCATGGCGCAGACATCGAACGACGTCGTCCTCAAGTTCGACAACAAGGCCATCAGCGGCTGGGACTCGGTTCGCATCACACGCGGCATTGAGCGGTGCCCCAACGACTTCGAGTTGTCTCTGACGCAGCGCGCCGGGGAAGACCTCTCCACGGTGGATGTGCGCCCCGGGACGCCATGCCGGCTGTACATCGGCGACACCCTGATCATCACCGGCTACGTGGATCGCTACACGCCGTCGATCACCGACACCACGCACAGCATCAAGGTGTCCGGCCGCGGCAAGTGCCAGGATCTCGTGGACTGCTCGGCGATCTATGAGCAAGGCGCGTTCATCAATATGACGCTGCCGCAGATCGCTGCCGCGCTGGCCAAGAAGTTCGACATCGGCCTGAACTGGACCAGCGGACTTGACGAAGTGCTGCCGAGCGCGGCGCTGATGTACGGCGAGACGCCGATGCAGATCATCGACCGGATAGCCAAGTACGAGAAGGTGCTGACCTACGAATCCGAAAACGGCGACCTGAACCTGCTGCGCACCTACCTCGGCAAGATGGGGACCGGCTTCCAGGAAGGCGTCAACGTGCAAGCGGCGTCGATTGAATATTCCATGGACGGCCGGTACAGCGAGTACCTTGGCTTCTACACCGCCGTGGACGTCTTTGGTGATGTCCCGGGGCACTTCGCCAGCATGCAGGTCGCCGACCCGATCAAAGACCCGGGCGTGCCGCGCTACCGTCCGATGGTGCTGATCGCGGAGCAGGGCGACGCCCTACAGCGTGTTCTCAAGGATCGGATGATCTGGGAGTGCAACCGTCGCATCGGCCGGTCGAGCATCCTGCGCGTCGTCACGGACTCCTGGCGCGACGGCAACGGCCGCCTGTGGACGCCGAATTTCTCCGTGCCGATCAACCTCCCCCGGCTGCACGTCAAGTCGGCCGATTGGCTGATCGGCGAAGTCACCTACGTCGTGGACAACACCGGCGGCACGCGCGCTGAATTGACGATCATGCCTCCGGGGGCTTACGCTGTGGTGCCGACCGTCTATGTGCCGACGCAGCTGACGGACTGGAAGCAACCCGACCCGCCGCAGGTGAAATGATGTGGGCTGAAATCCGACAGACACTCGACGAACACTGGCGCCGCATCACGGCGATGGTGAAGATCGGGCGCGTCGCGGCCGTGGACGACACGCACTACAGCCAAGTCGTTCAGGTCCAGCTCGGCGCGAACCAGACCGTCGAGATCCGCAAGATCGGGCACTACGGCTTCGCCTACAACCCCCCGGTGAACAGCGACGCCGTGGTGCTGGCCCTCAGCGGTGACCCGCGCAACTCATTCGTCGTCGGCACCGAGTTCCAGGCGTCGCGCCCTCGCGAACTGCAGCCGGGGGAGGCTGCCCTGTGGGATGATCAGGGGCAGATGATCCTGCTCGGCCGCACCGGCATTCGCGTCGTCCAGGCTGGCCTTCCGGTGACGTTCGACGGCGACGTCATCATCACCGGCAACGTCACAGCGGCCGAGGTGTTTGACGCCGGCGGCGCGCTGAGCGTATTGCGCGAAGCCTACGACACCCACCAGCATCCCGTCCCCGGCGTCACCTCCGGCACGGATGCGACGACCACCCTACCCCCGGAGACGCCGGTATGAGCGACATCGCAACCGTCTGGGTCGCCGATCAGTCCCGCGGCGACTGGCAGTTGACCGACGGCGTTTTGCTGCAGGGCAATGACCTGCAGACCGCCGTGCTGATCAGTCTGTTCACCGACCGGCAGGCCGCCACGGACGACGTCATCCCTGACGGCTCCACTGACCGCCGGGGGTGGGTCGGCGACCTCGATGCCGCCTACCCGATCGGCAGCCGGTTGTGGCTGCTCGACCGGTCGAAGCACACGGCCGACGTGCTGGACAAGGCGCAGTCGTATCTCGCGGAGGGGTTGCAATGGCTGATCGACGACGGCATTGTCGCCGGTTTTGAAATCGGCGTACAATGGGCCACATCTTCGACCCTGGTGTGCGTCATCATCGCCCACAAGCCCGACGGCAACCAGGAGACGATCAACTTTAGCTGGGCGTGGGGGAGTGTCTGATGTCCGCCTTTTCCCGACCCTCACTGACGGACCTGATCAATCAGGCCGCACAAGACCTTGACGAAGCCGGGCCGCTGCTCCGCTTCTCAAATCTTGCGATCCTCGGCAAGGCGGTCGCCAACCTCGCCCACCTGAACTACGGCTACCTCGACTGGATCGCTCAGCAGTCCAACCCGTTCACCGCCACCGACGAGTATCTGGAGGCGTGGGCAGCCCTGCGCAAAGTGTTCCGCAAGGCCGCCACGCAGGCAACCGGCAGCATCACCTTCTCGGGCACCGCAGGCACCTACCTGCCCAGCGGGCAGAGCGTGTCGCGCACCGACGGCGTGTTGTTCACCACGACGTCCGACGGCACGATCGGCGGCTCCGGCACGGTGACTGTCACCGCCGAGGCGAACGCTGACCCCACCGGTCTGACAGGCGCCTTCGGCAATACGGCCGCCGGCACGCAGATGTCACTGGCCACCGCCGTACCCGGCATCCTCGCCACCGGTGTGGTCAGCACGGCGTTCACCGGCGGCGCGGACCTGGAGACCGACACGCTGCTCCGCGGCCGGATGATCGAGGCGTACCAGAACCCGGCGCAGGGCGGCGCCAAGTCTGATTATATCCGCTGGGCGAAGGAAGTGCCGGGCGTCACCCGGGCGTGGTGCCTGCCCAACGACGAAGGCGTCGGAACCGTGGGCGTGTACATCATGCTCGATGACGTGCGTTCGGCGTTCAACGGTTTCCCTCAGGGCACCGACGGCTGCGCCACGACCGAGACGCGCGGCACCGCTGCGACAGGGGACCAGCTGCTGGTGGCCGACTACATCGACCCATTGCGCCCCGTCACCGCCCTCGTCTACACCAAAGCCCCTACAGCAGCGCCGCAGAATTTCACCATCGCCGGTATCGACTCCGGGTCGCAGCCGGGCGTCGAGGCGGCAATCGCTGACGTCCTGAAGCGTGAAGGCTCGGTGGACGGCGTATCGACCGTGCCGTTGGCGCATATCAGTTCCGCCATCGCTGCCGTAGCCGGAGTATCAGCTTTCTTGATAACGTCGCCGGTTGCTGACATCGTGTGCGCCAAGGGGGACATCCCGACCCTGGGCACGGTGACCTTCACATGAGCTATTCAGCCGACGATTTCAACCACGCGTTGCTCGCCTTGCTGCCGCGCGGCAAGGCGTGGCCGAAAGACCCCTCCTCAGCGCAAGTGCGGGCGTTGTCGTTCATCGGTCCGACGTTTGCCCGCCTGTCCGCGCGCGCTGAGCAATTGCTGGTCGATGCGTTCCCTTCGACGGCCGTCGAATTGTTGGCGACGTGGGAAGCGCTGCTCGGCTTGCCAGACCCTTGCGCAGGCCCGGCTACCTCAATCGCCGAACGGCAGGCGCAAGTCATTGCCCGCCTGATCGGCACCGGCGGCCAGGCGATGCAGTTCCTGATTGATTTTGCGGCGCTGTTCGGCTATACGGTAACGATTACCGAGCAGGCGCCCGCGGGCGGTACATTGACGCAATTTGTCGCGGGAAACACCGCTGGCACGCGCCTTGTGACGGACACCGGCAACGATGTTTTCACCTATGTGGTGAACGCGCCTTTGGTGTCCTCCTCGCATTTTGTTGCCGGGTCGCACGCCGGCGAGCCCCTGGCATCGTGGGGTAATACTGTGCTGGAGTGCGTGATGGACGAAGTGAAGCCCGCGCATTGCAAAGTCATCTTCGCCTACACTTGAGGTCCGACCATGTTTCGTATTGACGACGTAACCGCAGCCAACGCGCTCCCCACACCCGGCGCGGCAGGCACACCAGGCTATTTCACCGAGGGTAACCCCGGCCTCGGCGTCCCGGCGACCAAGGTCACGGGCGATTGGCTCAACATGATCCAGGAAGAAATCGCCAACGTCGTCACCGGCGCCGGTGGTGCGCTGAGCAAGTCCACCTTCAACCAATTGTTCACCGCCATCCAGACTCTTATCGGGTCTGCCGTCCCCACGGGCAACGTCGCGCACCACTTCGGCAGCACCGCCCCCTCCGGCTGGATCATCCGCGACGGCAAGACTATCGGCTCCGCGTCCTCCAGCGCCACCGGGCGGGCGAATGCGGACACCCTGGCACTCTATACGCTGATCTGGAACAACACCGACAACACGATGGACTCCGGCGCGTTCCACATCCAGGATAGCAGCGGTGCGCCGACCTCTCGCGGCGCCAGCGCGGCGGCGGACTTCGCGGCCAACAAACGACTCCCGTTGCCGGACGACCGTGGGCGGTTCGACCGTGGCCTCAATACCGCCGGGACGGGCATCGACCCGAGCCGTACGCTGGGCGCGTCGCAAGCCGATGCGTTCAAGGACCACACCCATACCCGCCTCGCCTCGGGGCATGCCGAGCAGTTGCTTGACGCTACCGCCGGCGGAAGCTACGGCACGGCAGCTGGCGGTTCGTCCGCCGACACTACGGCTTCCGCCACGGGTGGCGCGGCGTCCGGCTCCGGTACGGAGACCCGCCCGGCCAACCGGGCGTACCTGCCCATCATCAAGCTGTGAGGCGACCATGGCCATCAGCGTTGACCTCCGCGGCGTCGAAGCCGACATCCTCATCCGGCAGGGTGTGGACACCTGCAGCTTCGTGTGGACCTTCACGGATCTCGCCACGGGCGATGCGATCGACGTGTCCGGCTACACGTTCTCCGGGGGCGTCTACAAGGTCTCCGATCGCTCGCTGGTCACGCCCTGGGTCTACGACCTGACCGATGCCGCCATCGGCGTGATCCGCTTCTCGATCGACGCCGCGCACACCGCGCCACTCGCCACGGTGGAGACCGTCGAACCGGCGGCCTACATCCATGACCAGACTTACACCGACAACCTCGGCGGCAAGGCCGCGCTGATGTACGGCGAATTCCGCGTGGTGTGGGGGATCGGCGAATGACGCAACCCAAGATCGTGCTCGGCTCCGTGGGGCCGAACGTCAAGGCCGTCCTGAAGACGGATCAGGGCAAAGTGCTGGAGGCGAAACTGTCCGTCGGCCTCCCCGGCAAGGGCGGCGTCGTGCAGTACCAGGCGAACGGCGTCAATGTCGGCACGCCCGCGACGATCAAGGCGCTGAACTTCACCGGCGACGGCGTATCGGGCAGCGCAAGCGGCGACACGGCGAGCATCGCGTTCACGTACTCGGGCCAGTATAAAGGCGCGTGGGACATGTCCTCCGGCACCGCCGGTCCAGCCGCACCCGCCACCGACTACCAGGCTACGCACACCGGCACGACGATCACTCCGGCCGCGCACCTGACCAGCGGGCAGCCGTTTGCTTTTGCCACAGCGACCTCAGCCCGCATTCCGATCCTGACCAGCGGAACCGCGCAAGCAAGCATCATCAACCCCGGCTACGTCAGCGGCGACACGATCTATACGACGTCGCTGTTTATCGCCAACTCCGCGATCACCGCGCAGGGCATTGAGACGTTTCTCAACGGGACTCCGGTGTCTGGCGTTTGGCTGGCGGGCGTCAGCATCGCCGGATTTCTCGGCAAGGTGCAGCTTTTCGACTGGAACGATGGCGCGGGGGATTCGCCCGCGTTTGTCGATACCGCGCATGGCGACACGCTCTTGCTGAATCTGGACTACGCCACCGGCGCGGTGACGCTGACCATCGGCAGCAATACCTATGGCCCGGCAACGCTCAATCTTGGCGATATTCCGGCGGGGCAGGGACTGCATCTGATCGCCGGGGTGATTTCCACGTCTGCCGATGTTGTGTTCGACGCAGGACACATCAGCGTCAACTTCAGCGACACGTCGGGCGGCGGGGCCGGATTCCGGTTTGCTGTTGACGCCACGTTGCCGGTGGGGGCGCTCGACAATGACTGGTACGAAGTCAGCGGTGGCGGGTACTTCAAGGGCAAGACCACGCGGGCAGGGCAGTTCGCCAAGCTGATTTCCGGCAAAACGAACCTGATCGTTGTCCCAAAACCTGCTGATCCCGGCACGTCAGCCGTTGAGTCTGTCACCGTCACGCATTTCGCCGACATCAACACGACCGGCGTGACCGACCCACGGCTTTTCGTCGTCACGGCGGACGAGACCAACGCCAACCAACGAACCCAATATCTGTATGACGGCGCGGCCCTGATGTGGCTTGTTGCCGTGGAGGCATGACATGACTGGACGCACGATCCCTGTAACCCGATCGGATGGCAGCGAAGTCGCGGGTGAAGCGACGCAGGCACTAATCCACGACCAGCTCGACCTGAAAAGCTCGGAGGTCGTTGCCGATCTGCGCGGCGCTGGCGGCAAGACGCTGACGGACCTGTGGAACGAGCTGGCCAGCACGCTGGCGGTATCGGACAGTACGTCGCACACGACACTGGCAAGCATTCTGACGGCGCTTGGCCCGTTGGCTACTGACTCCAGATTGGAGGCTGTTCGCGCGCTCCTGGCCGGTACGCTGGCGGTTTCTGCCACCTCTTTGCCGTTGCCTAGTGGCGCTGCCACCGACGTAAAACTTGAGGCGGTACGAGCATTGCTGGCGGGCACTCTTGCCGTGTCAGCAGCATCGCTGCCCCTTCCGTCTGGCGCGGCAACGGACGCCAAGCTGGAGGCTGTGCGCGCGCTTCTGGCGGGAATTTTGACGGTCGGAGGCGCTACCGCCGATGGCGCAACCCCCGCCGCAGGCGTGTACAGCGTCATGGCTGGCGGCAAAGACGTAAACGGCAACAAGCGCACGAATCTGCTGGATGCCTCAAATAGACAAGTTGTCGTCAGTCCTGACAGCGTTCAGCAGGATATGACTTTCAGCGGCGCTGCCGACACGGTTGTCGTCGATATGACGAATTATCAGTCTTTTGCGATTCAGTTCACATCCGCCGGGACCGGGAATACGTTTGTTATCGAGACCCAAGAGGACAACACGGCCTCTTGGGTGCAAATGTACACACAAGCCGGGCAATCGGTAGGGATCACGGGCTGGTGGGGCTCCATCAGCATTTCGACCTATCCCTACATTACTGGGACGCGCCGTGGTCGCTGGCTACGTATTCGTCCTGCGGTGTTCGGTACCGGTCCCGTTGTCGGAAAGCTGACGCTGCAGGCTGTGCAAATGGTTGGCTCGCCGGGCGTCATTGCGATGGGGACTAACGCTGAAAACCTGTCTGTTACCGGCAACCCTGTCAGCATCGCGCTTGAGGGTCGGACGAGCAGCAAAAACAGCGTCGGAAATGCGTCCGTCGTGCGCCCGATCGGTACGCCGGACGGTCGTCAAGTTGTTCGGCCAAACAGCATCCCTGAGAATGAGTGGAGCTATGCGGCAGCACTCGGGGGAATTTCCAATACCACCTCGGCGGTAACGATCAAGGCAGCAGCGGGAGCGAGCGTCCGCAACTACATCACCAGCATCCAGATCATGTCGGAAGCCCTCACTAACGCGACAGAATTAGCTATTCGTGATGGCGCCGCAGGGACCGTGTTGTGGCGGACAAAGATCGGGACCGGCGGATTGCCGCTGGTAAACGTCAAATTCGACGATCCGCTCAAAGGGACCGCCAACACGCTGCTTGAGGTTGTCACGTTGACGGCATCGGGGACCGGCGCTGTCTATTTCAACGCACAAGGATACATCGGACCATGATCTACAAAATCCTGATCGAGCAAATCGCGCTCGGGAATAGCGAGTTCGTCGATACCGGCGATACGTTCGAGGCCGCCACGATTGACGACATCCTTGCGGAGGTTGACCGGCGTCAGCAGCTCACCGGGCGATGCCATTCGGCTCAGTTGATACCGGGGTAGGATAGGTGAGGGCGCTACGGCGGGCCGGTAGGGCGCTCCTCATCCCCCTCTGCATCCTGCTCGCCGCTCTCACCTTTCTCGTCTGGTGGCTCATCCCCGATCCGCCAGAACCTATTTGCAAATCGCCTCGTCAGGATGTATAGTCGCCTTGTACACAACAAGACGGGTATCACCATGACCATCAAAGACTACTTCCAGCAACTCGGCGGCTATGCTGCCGTGGCAAAAGAACTCGGAGCGCGGGAGCTGACCGCGAACTCCTGGCAGCGCCGCAACGTCATCGCCCGGGAATACGTCCCGGCGTTCATCCGGCTGGCCAAGAAGCGCGGCGTGGATGTCAACATCGACTTTCTGATCACGGGGGTGAGCCATGAAGGCGCCTGACATCCTGGCCAAGGCCGAAGGCCACATGCGCGACCGCGCGGCGACTTACGACAAGCCGGAAGGCGAGCGCAGCATGACGCGCGCCGTGGCGGCGTTCAACGCGATCCACGGCACGTCGCTGACCGTGGCGCAGGGTTGGCACTTCATGGCCGTGCTCAAGCAGGTACGGCTGTTCACCCGCCCGGGGTATGATGCGGATAGCTGCGAGGATCTTGTCGCCTATGCTGCGCTGATGGGCGAGGAGATGAGCAGCGAGCCTGCGCTACCGACGGTGGACGCGCTACCGGAGGAAAACGTCGTGTACGTCACGAAGTCAGACCTGCAGGTCGGAGATGTCGTGCGCGCTCTCCGTGGAGGACCGCCGATGAAATTGTTCGCAGGCGAGGATATTGATCCCCCGACGGTAGCAGAACGCACGCAAGAGGAGGCCCCCTATGTGGACCCGTATGATCAACCCGCACGAGGATGAGTATCGTGACACCCTCGACTTTGAGCCAGACGCGGTTGAACTCTGACCCGGTGGAGGATTGTCTGGCGGCGTTCAGCCACGGCTACGGCGGTCTCCCTGGCGGGCCAGACACCACAGGCTGCTACGCGATGGGAGCGGAGCGGCGGGCGGTGGACGACGCCACGCACTACATCCGCACCTTCGGCCGGGGGCGCATCGTCGCGGATCAGCGCCTTGGGCCGTGGTTCCAGATCGACCACGACCGGGCGCACACGGCGAAGCTCGACGAGGCGGCACGCTATCTGGAGAGCCTGGGCCTCGCCGAGCGCCACCCGACGAAGGGCAATCCGCGCAACGTGCGGTTTATTGACAAGTACGCCACGGACAGGTAGCTTAAAGAACGCCGTACCCTCCCACCCCGCAGGTTCGCTTGTCGGGGTGGGCTTAGGGGCCAGGGAGGGTCGGCGCTACTGCAACGATCATCGCCTTGCCGTTGGGAGTACCCGGCGGGCGCAACAGGGTGATGATCGTTGTTGTGGTGATCAAAGCGCGGCCGAAAGGCGCAGCGGTAACAGTAAGCGTCGGGACTGGAGGGAAACGCGACGACAGCCGCCTGAAAGGGGGCCACCACAACGACAAACACACCCCGCTTCGGCGGGGTTTTTATTGCGCGCGCTTCATGTAGGCCATCACCGCGTCCTGCACGGTGGCCTTGGTTGTCCGGCGCTCCATGACGACCTCATCCAGCGTGCCCTTCGCGACGATGTGGTGGACGTAGACCGTGCGCGGATGCCCGGCCTGGAACTGCCGTGTCGGGCCGATCCGTTCAATGATCTGCTGGTACTCCTCCAGCGACCACCAATGTGAAAAGAACGCCAGGATGTTGCCGCCGTCCTGCAGGTTCAAGCCGTGACCGGCGGAATTATGGGAGATGAAAACTTCCCCTTCGGCGTTTCGCACCAAAAACCGATTACGGGGCCCACAATCTATGAGGTCGTAGACGTCCGAGTACGTGGCTTGCGGTTTTTCTTGTATGGAGAGTTCCTGTAATCCTCTTCCGCCTCGTCCGGCGACATCCCGTTGTTCAGCCGTATCGTCAAGGCGCACCGCGAAATCCCCGTCCGGCGAACGAGTTCCGCTAAATGGATAGTCTCGCCTTTGTACGCCAGAAACCGCGTATTCACCTTGTTGCGTTGCTGCTCGGCATTCGTAGCCCACCGACAGTTGTCCTTGGAATATCCCAGGCTGTTGTTTATGCGTTCCAGCGTCAACCCGTCTTGGTAGGAGTCGGCCATATCGCGATAAAAATTCTTGAAGTCCAGCCAATCTTCCGACACTCCCCTGCCAGACCCGCCGTAGCGTGGAAAATCTCGGTCTCCAGGGCTGGACGTGCGCTTCACCATGCCGTGCCAGATCCGCCATATCCGAGTTCCCGTCAGATAATGAAACTCGTCTTTTAGGCAATCCGGGCACCGTTTTCTGCCTTGACGATTCGCTCTCTGCACATGTTGCCGCGGGAGTTTTCGTACCCGCTGGCAATGCAAGCATTTGGCTAAGGTAAGCGGCATCGCCCTCGTAGACGTAACGCGCACTTCGTCTAGTTGCTGCAGAATCTCGTACATTTTTCGCCTCCACCCACTCACCGTCGATGAGGAGTTTGTGGTCGGGGGTCAAGGTTATTCCAAACGCCGTAATAACTTGCCTTACCCCGGAAAAAGAGCACCCTTTGTGCGCCACAAACTCCACGCCGTCAAACACGCGCTCGTCGTCTTTGACGTCTACGATGTTAACCCACCCTCTGTTTTCAGACAACACTTGAGTCGATGGGTGCACACAAGCTGGGTGAGCCAGCAGCATCGGGATCTCGCCCCGATTCCACGCCTCGATCGTTTCCGCCTTTTTGTCCAGCATCCTCGCCTTGGGGAACCGCTTGAGGATGCGCTCAGCGTCATGCTTGAAGTGGTAGGCGACCAACACCGGCATGCCTGCGGCTTCCTCCACGATGTCTTCCAGCGCGTCCAGCTTGGCGTCGTGTAGGTGCGCCCATTCGCGGCGCAATTCGTCCGTGTAGAGGGCGCCGGAGGCCGCCTGGAGGCACTTGATGGTCTTGCTCGCGGCGTTCTTCGCCTCAATGACCTCACCGGTGGCGAATTCCATGAACATCTCGCGCTCCAGCGTCTTGTACGCCTTGCGCACCGACGACGGCAACTCGACCTCGATCGTCGTGCTGACCAGCTCCGGCAGGTCCATGTAGTCCTTCGCCTCGACGCTGAGGCAGACCGTGCTGACGCGCTCCATGATCTCGCGCTCGGCGTGCGGCAGGGGGCGCAGCTGCGTGCCGCGCGGATCGCGCGACGTGTTGACGAAGAACGCCCGCTCAAACGCCGAGTACGACCGGCCGAGCCGCGTCCCCCGGTCGATGAACCACATTTGCCCCCACAAGTCCTGCAGGCCGTTCGGGGCCGGGGTGCCGGTGAGATTGACCCACCGGCGGGTGTACGGCGTGATCTCGGCCAGCGCGTAGGCGCGCTTGCCCTTCGCCTTGCGGCTGACCTTCTGGCCAAACTCGACGTTCTGCTTGCCGCCGGTGCGCAGCGACTTCAACTTGGTGGACTCGTCGCACACGACGGTGCGGTACGGCCACTTGTCACCCCAGTACTCGGTGAGCCAGCCGATATTCTCGTAATTGATGGTGTAGATTTCCGCCGGTGATGACAACGCGGCGAGGCGCTGCTTGGCATCGCCCAGGATCGGTTGGACGCGCAGGTGCTGCAGGTGATCCCACTTCTGCACTTCACCCGGCCACACGCTCTGCGCGACGCGCAGCGGGGCCAGGATCAGCACGGGGTAGACCGGCTCGACGAGGGAGAGAATGTCCAGTGCGGTGAGCGTGGACACCGTCTTGCCGGTGCCCATGCCCGCCATGACCATCACGCGCGGCATGTCGGTGATGGCGCTGATGATGTCGGCCTGGTAGTCGCGGGGGGTGAATTTCATAGCCAGCTATTTTCCGGTGTAAACACCACTACGGCAGAAGGAAAGGGCGCTGAATTTTTGTTACCGCCGAACTTTAGGCGCCCCCGGATGAAGGTGATGTCACCAAACATACAGTAGTCGTGCCACCACGCAGTATCTGTGCGAGCAGGGAGCAAACACACCACGGTAGCGCCTGCACGCGCGCTAAAGTAGGCTTTCCTTACCCATTCCCCGATCGTTCTTCCGTAGGGCGGGTTCATCCAGACGTTTCCGAGCCATGGCTGCCGTAAGCCGTCATCGGCTACAGTAAAGAACCTTTCGCACTTCGCGTTGTCCGCAGTAGCGCATACATCCAAGTTAAAGTGATATTTTGCATTCCACTCGTCAAAAAATTCTTGCGGCGTAGCCCACAGATCTGTGGCCGAAGAGAACATCAAGTCGGTATTCATTGCCCTATTACCTCATCCAGCATCTTGTCCACTTCATCGTAATCCGCCACCGTGAAGACGCGCCCACCGGCGGCGATCCACTCGCGGTGCCGTCGCTTCTGGTGGAAGCCGGGCTCCTCTCCCGGGCGCTTGACCTCCACCAGGAACAGGCCGACACGCGGCAGCGCGCACAACCGGTCGGGGTCGCCCCGCTCCACCGGGCAGATGTGCTTCTGGCACTTCCCGCCCAGCGCCTTGACACGGCTGACGAGGTACGCCTCGATGTCGGACTCGTGGGTCATGTTAGCCCTCCCAGCAATAAGAGGAGTGCTGCGCCCGGCACAACCAACCAACCCAGAGCAAGCTTGTGTTTTTATCCGCATACGTGATGACCCCCGGGCGATAGGGTTCGATCTTCGCGAGATCAATCCCGGGGCGGATTTTCGCTATGGCATGCTCAAAAACCGCGTTTTCGCGGGCAGCCCAATCACACAATGCTTTCTTTATCATTTTCAACCACCCCAATCTTCTTGAACGGCCTGCCGTCCTCCGACGGCGACACCGCGATCATGTCGGGCAAGATCCATGTTGCCCCGATAAGCACCGCGCCGGCGATCCGCCCTGCGCGACACAATTCCCGCACCCGTTGGGCCGAGACGCCCAACTCCTCTACCGCGTGCTTGATCGACTTCATATCCGCTCCGAAGGGTTCCAGCCCGAACCGTTCGGCAACTACCTGTTAGTCGTCTACCGGCGGGAGCAGAATCATAGCGCACCCACCCCTCCCGGAGATGAATCGTGAGTGACGAAGTTTTGAAAGCTCTTGCCGAGCACGACGCCCGATCCGACGAGCGTGCCCACAAGATCCGCAAGCACATCGACAAAACCCTGGCCGACCTGGCCGTCCTTGAAGAGGAAGCGAAAATGAGCGAGTCCGTATCTGACAAAATCAACATCCACACCGGTGGCGGCGATACCGCGACCATGGCCGCACTGATGGCAGCGATGAATGGCGCAGGCGGCGGACAAGCCGGTCTGGTGGCCGCGATGAACGCCATGGGCAACCGCGACGGCTTCGGTCAAGGCGGCCTGTGGCCCCTGATCCTGCTGGCCCTGTTCAACCGTGGTGGCGGGCTGTTCGGCGGCGTGGCTGCCGATGGCGCCGGTATGGGCGCTGTGAACAACCTGCAGGCCACGATCGACACCTCGACGATCATGAAGGCGCTGGGAGACATTCAGGCTGCCGTGCCGCTGGCCTCCGCGCAGGTTCAGAACAGCATCCTCCAGCAAACCATCGCCATGCAGCAAGACCTTGCCTCCGGGTTCAGTAACCTCGGCGACAAGGTGACCAGCGGCTTCGGCGGTGTCGGCGCGGCGATCGGCACGCTGGCCAAGGACCAGGCGGTCGGCGTTGGCCAGATCATCGCCAACAACGATCGTAACGGATGGGCCATCACCACGGCGATCCAGAACGACGGCGACAAGACGCGCGCCCTGATCACCGCCCAGAACGAGGCCAACTTGCAACGTCAACTGTCCGTGGCCGAGGCGCAACTGGCTGAACAGCGTTCGATCAACCGCAGCCGCGAGATCGAGGTCAATGTCAGCCAGAACGTAAACCAGAACCAGATGCAGATGCAGCAGCAACAGCAACTGTCCGCCCTGACGTCCACGCTCGCCGGTCTGGCAAACCAGATCAACCGGTCGCAGCAGGACATCATCGCGGTGGGAAGCACGCTGCGCGGCATCGACCAGAACGCGGCGAACACCAACATCCGCTGATGTGGCGGGGAGGGCGATCACTGATCGCTCTCCTTGCTTTGCTCCTGCAATTCGATCAGTCGCTTGAGCTGCATGTTAAGCACGCAAAGCGCCATCCACATGAAAGCGGTCCCAATATAAATTGCGGAGGCGGTGTATTCCTTCTGATGGATGGACACTAGTGCCAAGACCCCAAGGCACCAGAAGCAAAAGCGGTCTGCTTTCATTTCGTCATGCCCCGCGAAGCGTCGAAGGTGCGAAAGGCGTGGATGCCCACGTAACACGCGAAGCCGACTACCATTCCACGGAATGCCCAGTGCCATTCTGCGATGTTGGGGTTCCACAGAGCCAGCGACATCGCGCCCCACGGCAGCAAGACGCCAACGATGATAAAAGCCGCCAAGGAAGAGATAAACTCTATCCAGAAATTACGCATTTTCATTCTCCCGTCACTTACAAGCACACACGGCCCTATGGTAGCCGCATATCCGGCACCCACCCGGCTCGGCGAACGAGCCGCCGGTGGCGAGCACTTCATTGATCCGCAAGACGACCTCGCGGTACTTTTCCGGCTTGAGATCGGCGATCTTCTCCGTGCCGTAGAACAACCCGAAACGCTGAAACATCCAGCGCAACTCCTTGACGCCGCGCTCGCGGAACAGCCGTTGCGCGGCAGCCTCGACGTCGTCCAGCGTCGGCGAGTAGTGCTCCCGCAACCACGCCCGCCAGGCGTAGCGGTACTCCTTGAGGAGCAGGTCTTCCGCCTGGTCGAGCGTCAGGCACGCCCAATCCCACTCGCGCGCCCACTCGACGAACTCGCGCTCGGCGCCGGCGGCTTTCAGGTCGTTGCTGGTTAAAGTGTGCATGGTGGTAGTCACTTTGTCAATGCAAGTTGTACTGATTCTATGAAAATTCGCGCCGCTTCCGCGTTGATGGCGTTGCCGTAGGCGCGCAGACGTCCCACTCTTGAGGTAGCCCCATGAGCCAGCGGGAATGTGCCGGGTTCAACTGGCCGCCACTTTCCGTCCCGGCAAGAGAGCCAGTCAGCATCTCGCCAGAAGCCGTTAAACGCGCTGGGAGCCCCGTCAAGGATGCTGCGGTCTGAATGTTCAGGCCCCCTTCGCGCCCGGATGTTCCTGCCCCGGTAGAGCTGTTCGCCGTCGGGGTCGGCCAACCCGCCAGTTGTGCCTGACGCGGTAACTGGTCCACCCGGCTGCGCTCCGTCCCGTCCGGGTTCAAGCCAGTCGTAGCCATCCCCGGCGAGTCCTTCCAGTCGCGTGCCGACGGCGTAACCCACCCAGTAAAGTCGGTCTCTGATGTGCGGTGCGCCGACGCCCGCAGACGGGAACGGCACCGCCCCGACGGCGTAACCCAGGGCTTCCAGGTCATCTTGTACAAGGTCGATCCAAGGATCTGCGTCCTTGCTTGCAACCTGCTCTCCAAAGACGACTGCAGGTCGGCACTCGCGGATGAGATGGTGGAACGCGGGCCACAGGTGCCGCTCGTCAGCAAACCCATCTCCCTTGCCTGCCGCGCTGAAAGGTTGGCATGGGCAACTGCCTGTCCAGACGGGCCGGTCGTCTGGCCATCCAGCCATGCGAAGGGATCTTGACCAAACTCCAATCCCGCTGAACATATGTACTTGGGTGAATCCGCGGAGGTCATCCGGTCGGACGTCTTCGATGCTGCGTTCATCCACTTCTCCCGGGGCGATAAGCCCTTCCGAAATCAGGTTTCGCAGCCATTGCGCCGCGTACGGGTCGATCTCGTTGTAGTAGGCGCTCATGCTAGGCGATTCCCGTACATCACGTCGTCGATGACGATGTAGTTCACATCATCCTCCGTGGGGCCGATGCAATCACATTCCCCGAAGTCCAGACCGCACTCCGGGCAATCGCCGTCTTCGTTGCACTCGCAGGCAAACACGACGCGCGTGTAGCCCTCAGGTATCTCGCTCATATCAATCCTTCCTGTACCTGTACCCTTCATACCCTGCCGCCGCGAGGGGGAGGCCCTGCCGCCAGCCGGTGTTGTCCGACATGATGGCGGCGAGATGATCCGCGTTGAACTCGTCGCTGTCCGGGGCCTCTGTGACCAGTTCGTCATGGACGGTCAGCACGATCTCGTAGCCGTGATGTTCGGCGACCGGCATGCTCGCGGTGATCACGTCGCGGGCGATCGCCTGATCACCGTTTTCCGCCAATTTTCCAAAATATGTTTGGATGCGCTCCCACTTCCGGGTGTACTGGTTGATGCCCATGTAGGTGAGCGTACCATCCGCTTCCTCGCGAGGCTGCGGGTAGCACAGCACGCGCCCTGACGGCAGCCGGGCATAAAGCCAACTACCTGACCGACGGTACGCGATCTTGTCGCCGGCGCGGTACGTCACGTTCGGCGTGTTGACGGCGGAGCGGAAAGCGTTTTCGCAAGAGTGCCAGAAGTCAACAACGTTGGGGTGCGCTGCGCGCCAAAGGCGCTTGAGGCTTTCGCAGACGACGAAAATGCGCTCCGGCATCCCGCGGTGGAATTTCTTCTCAACGGCGAACTTGTAGAAGTCCTTGGCCTCGGCAAGCACGTCGCCCGGAATCACATCACGCGCCTGCACAGCCAACTTTTCAAGGTCCAGATTGTAGACCTTGGCGAACGCCAGGAACGCAGCTGCCCCGCCGCCGTAACCCAGCGCCAGCTCCATGACCTTACCGATCTGCCGCATTGAGCCATCGCCGTTCTTCTTATTGTCCATGACCTCTTCAGGAGTAACGCCCATGGCCCTGGAGTAAGCCAGTGCATACAGGTCGTGGCCCTTATGGATGGTCTCGCCTTTTTTGTCACGGGCCAAGGCTAACCGCTCCCCTGCTATGACGGCGTCGCGCAATCCTTCCGGTGAGATCCAGTCACCGGATTCCAGCAGCAAATGATCAAACTCGCGGAACGCCTGCAACTTCCACTCCTCCCCCGCCAGCCAGACCAGCACACGGCCTTCGATGTTGGACAGGTCGGCTACCACCAGCTTCTTGCCGGGGGGCGCGATGATCGTGCCGCGCAGGGCGTTCACGCACGCCTTCATGGGCGCGGGGTGGATCAGGTCCAGCACCCCGGACTTGACGGCCTCGATGTTCTGCTCCACCACGGCGGCCTTCTCGCTCGGCCGGGGGAGGTTTTGGGGCTGGAAGAGACGCCCGGCGTAGCGCCCGGTGCGCTGCGCCCCATAAATCTGCAGCAGGCCGCGCAACCGGTTGTCTGCGGTCGTGGCGCGAGCCAGCACCTTGTACTTGGCCGTGGACGACCGGCTGGCCTCCAGGCGGATGCGCAGCAGCTCCTTGACCGGCTCAGGGATGCTGTCGTCCTCCAGCCGGCGCTCCAGGGTGGACGCCTGCAAGTCCGGCAGCCGCACCCCGAACTGCTCCAGGATGAACGCGAGCAGCTGGGCGCCCTTGGTGGCGCTCTCCACCATGTCGTCCGTCTGCTCCTGCACCCGGCCGCGCAGCCGCGCCTGCTCCTCGTCCACAGCGGTTATCGCGCCGCGCACCAGATCCATGTCGATGTAGAGCCCGCGGTCGTTGATGATGCGGTCGAGGTTGATCAGTTCACGCTCGGCGGGCAGGTCGGTGTTGATGCGCGGCAGGCGCTTGTACAGGTGTCGCATCGCGGTGACGTCGCGTCCGGCGTAGCTGACGAAGCGCGCCCAATCCTCCGGGTCAGTCTCCCGGGTGTGGCGCACGCCGTTCTTGTCCGGCTTGCAGAACTTGAGCACCAGTCGCCGGCCGTCCTTGTCCTTCGCCTCGTCGCCCTGCAGGCCGTACAACTCGCCCAGCGTGCCCAGCGCACCGGGGAGGCCGTGCGCCATCGCGCGGATCATCGTGCAATGGAACTTCTCGGGGCGCATGTAGCTGCCGCGGGAACTCATTTGCCACTTGAAGCCCTCGTTGTTGAGCAGCACGGTGCGGTCGAAATTGGCGTTGTGGAAGACGTATTCATCCGCGTCGCGGATCGCGTCGCCCAACGCCACCGGCATGTTGCCCGCGGTGCAGTCCCAGACTTGCACAGGGCCGTCATCCACCGCCCAGGCAAACAGCGTCACCTCGGTGGACGGGTGACGGGCGTAGCACTGGGCGCCCACTTGCTTGAGGTCGATTTCCGAGTAGGTCTCGATGTCGCCGTAGAGGATCATTTGCCGGTGGTCTCTTGCTGGAGCAGGGCGCGGGCATGGTCGTCGCAGTACACCCAGTCGCGGGAGTGGTGGTCGCAATGCAAACCGATCCATCCCGCATGTATTTTCCCGTGGGTGTACAGCATGACAGTGGAGTGATTTCTTTCGTCACCCGGCCTGAACCAAATAAACGCCTCCGGATTCCACGCCTCTCTGCGGATAAATCTCCCCGTCCGTAGCATGGCAGGCCACTCCTGCGGCACTTGCGCGGCCGGGGCGGGGGCGCGAACCGTTCCGTCAGTTTCGTAGCTGATTTCCATGCCGAGGGCGGTGGCAATACTTACCTCTAGTGCCGCACCTTTGGACTTCTCCCAGTCGTCGAGCAAGTGAATGCGTTCGCAGGTCGCCAAGATGCCGATGTCGTATCGCAGGTAATCACCCCACTCAGCGCCATCGACAACTCCGTGGTCAGCGGGATTAAGCGCAGTAAACCCAGCTCCGCGAAGACGATTGGCAGCAGCGTTAAATGCTGGGAAATTGTAGTTCTCTATCCCCGTCATCGGCCCGGCAACATAAACCCGTCCAGCGCGCGACTGGCGCAGTTGCACTTGCGCGGCCGGGGCTGGCGCGCCCGCATACAGATCGATGCCCTCTTTCATCGCCTCCGGCTTCAGCCAGTGGATGTTGAAATGGTGCCCTCCGCCGAACTCACTGTGCTTCGTGACGCGGGCCACCGGCTTTTGCTCACGCGCCGCCTTCAACTCCGCCTCAATACCGCGAAGATAAAGTAATTCGCAAGTAAGCTCTTGAACTGCGCCATTTGTAGTATCCATCTCGGTGATTAGCTCACACACACGCGCCTCTGCAGCAACACGCCGCACGCGCTCAGCAATTGCTGCGTCTTTCCACGTAGCAAATCCATCCGGCCCCGCAAACTGCGCCTCCAACGCTGCATACTTGGCGTGCAGCTCCACCAGCTCCGCCTCCGCACGCTCAGCGCGAGCGGTGGCTTCGTCTTTCGCATTGCGCAAATCGGCGTTCTCGGCGCGGAGGTCGCGTATGGTACGCGCCATCCTGTCGGAACAAAAATGGCTACCGTCTTGCCCAGTCTCCCACTCATACCCGCAAGTACAGCACTTTGATATGCCCATGGTTATTCTCCCGTCATCACGCCAAAACGTCCTGCTCGCAAGGCGCTTTGGCGTGCCCCCGGATCGCTCCGGGGGAGTAGGGGGTCAAGCAGTCCGCCAAACGCGGATGCCTTCGGGAAGCACGCGGATGGCGTACTTGCTATCCGTGGAATTACGCCGGCAGTAGTGGCGAATACGTGCCCGGACGGTAGCCGTCTTTTCGCCCTCTTTGCAGGGCACCAAAAAGGAGTCACCCACTTCCATGCCGTCTAACGGGTAGGGAGACTCCTTACGCCGGTATGGCCCCCGCGACGGGAGGGGGACGCCTTTTTCTACTTTGAATGTCATGATTCAGTTCTCCGAAAATAGCCCCCGGATCGCTCCGGGGGAGTAGGGGGTCAGACGCCGAAGTCTTCGCCGAACATCTCGCCGCTGCCAGCGTCGTCGTCCAAGGGCGCGAAGTCATCGGTCTTGGCAGGGGCGCCGCCACCGCCGAACGAGTCGCCGTCCTTGACGAACTGGATGCCCTTGATCGCGCAGTTGATGCGCTTTCCGTGCTTGGGGTGGTCCTGTGCCCAAATGTCTACCACAGCGTTGACATAGCATCCGGGGTAGATGACGCCATCACTTTCGGAGATCTTGTTGCGGCGGCGGTCAACCACCAACGGAAGGACATTTGCGTTACACGCCAGCGCCATGTTTCCGTCATAGCCAGCGTACTCGGCTTTGCGCGCGCCGTTGTAGAAGCACAACTTTGCGCCCTCTTTGAGCGAGGTGAAAATCTTACCAGCGTCGTTTTTCCACTTGTCCTTGGCCACCTGTACCATGGCATCATTGATCATCTTGATCTGAGCAGCGTCTCCACCTTCGATAATCAACGTGCAGCCGCATGACGGCTTGGCGTTGGGATCTTCGCTGCGTTTTTCCAGCGTCCAGATTTTCGGAAAAGCGATACGGGCGTTCTGAATTTTAAGTTCCACGTTATTCCTCCTCGCCGATGTCTTCGAAATCATCGGGCGTGATGTTGTCCAGGACTGGACGGGGGTCGGACTCCGTCGCGATGGCCGGCGATCCGGGTTTCTTGATAATGAACTGCTGGAGCACTTCCCAGCGGTCCGGGTGTTTCTTCTTGCTAATCACCTTCTCGATCTGAGCCGGTGACTTCAACTTGGTGACGTGGGTCTGCTCGGCCGGGAGGCGCCAGATCTTGAGCGCACCCTCGACGTCCTTCTCGTCCGACCAGTTGCGGCGACCGCCCTTGCTTCGTACCAGCTTGTAGCCGTTGACCTGCTCGTTGTTGAGCAGGCGGCGCAGCGCCTCCGTCTTCGTCGCCGTGGCCCATTGCTGGACCAGTGGCAGCATATCGACGCGGTTACCCATCTCCTCGGCCGTCACGCCTACCGGATTGCGGTAGGTGTTCGTGCCCAGGGCGATGTCAGTCACCAGGTCCGCATGATCCTGCGCCACGGCGTTGTACACGGCAGCGGTCAGCGCCGGGCACGTCGCCTTGATGCGGCAGAACTGGCACGCGGCCGGGGACGGCGCGTACAAGTCCTGCGTTACGGGCAAGCCGTCCCTGACGATGCGCAGGTACAGCTGCACCACGGCGCGCATCTTGATCGCAAAGCGCAGCAGGTCGTCCACTGTCGTCACCCACTCCGACAAGTGATCCCGCCGGGGTTGGTGGATGACAAGGCGGATGCGCGTCGGCCAGCCGAGCCACGCGAACTCCAGCAGCGCGCCCAGGGCGTACAGCTGGAGTTGCATGTTCTCCTCGGCGGTGACTAGGATGCCCATGCCATACTTCAGGTCGTGAACCTGCAACTCGGGCGCCGCCGTCACCGGGTCGGAAGTCAGCACAATGCCGTCCGCCGTGCCGAAGCCCGTGTCCTTCGGGCAATCCACCCAGGTGCTGAAGTTGACGCGCATCTCGGGGAAGATCGTCCCCGTCGGGCCAGCGTAGTCGCGGATCGTCGCCACAACCTCGTTGATATGCTCGCGCATCTCGTCGTTGAGGTAATGGCGCTGCTCCTCCGGCACCGTGCGCTCGTCGCCCTGCGCCAGCAGCGACTCCAGCAAGCTATGCGCCGCCGTGCCTTCCTTGGCATGCTCCGTGTCCGCGCTCTCGACACCGACGCCATGGACCAATCCCGCGAGGCAGGACGTCCAGGACACGGCGCCGGAGGGCGAGAAGACGGCATGGGCGGCCATTGCGTCAGACCTTCGCCGCAGCGATGTCGGCCATCACGTCGGCGTACTTCGCCGGGTCGATGGCAGACACGTCCTTCTTGTCGGTGTACTTCTCCAGGATGGCGATCGCAACTGGCTTGCCCTTGCCGCCGTCAGTGCCGGCCAGTTTGATGAAGGCGGCCTTGACGTCAGCCTGGCTGTAGACCTTGGGCGGCTCCGGCTCGGCGAAAGCATCAGCGAACGGATCGTCTTCGACCGGTGCGGGCTCCGGCTCCTTGACCGGCTCGGGGGCGGGCGCCTCGGCAGCCTTCTTCGCGGCCTCGTCGGCGGTGATCTGCTCCTTGGTGCGGCGCGTGCGGGCCGGCTTCTCGGGCTCCGGCGCCGGCTCGGCGGCAGGCGGGGCGACGACTTGCGTCTCGGGTTGGGCGCCGATCAGACGTTCGACGGCAGCGGTCAATTCCTTGATGTTGGCAGCCAGGGTGTTGAGTTCGGTTTCGAGTGACATGGGTAATTCTCCTGTCGGGGTTGGTGTACACATCGTCGTGATGTGCGGGTAGTTTCAAGCACCTGCTAAACGATTGTCAAGCAGGTGCTGGAAATTATTTCGGATTTAGCAGAGCTTGCTTGCGCTTCTCCTTGCGTAACGCTATTTCATCAAGGATCTCGCGCAGCGTCTGCAGCGTGTCGTAAGTCACGCGGCGCTTGCCGTGGCGCCAGCGGCTCACAGTGACTTCGGATACGTCGAGCAGCGCGGCGACGTGCCGGCCGGTGATGCCGTGGGCGCCGATCAGGCCGTTCAGCTCCTTGATGTTGAGTTGGTCCTCGAAGGACAACTCGGGGTTCTCACGGTTGGGCATCGGGGGCCTCCTTGCCCTTCGGCCAGCCCGCCAGCATCAGGTCGGCAACGGTGTTGGTAACGCTCGGCAGGTTCTTCACCGGCTGAATGGGCGAAGGCAGGTATTTCTCGAATTCCGGGCATGCTTTGCGGACCTGCTCGACAGTTGTGAACGCGGCCAACATGCTGGTAACCTTGCGCGTCAATTGATCCCGCTGCTCAAGCTGGGTGCGATGAAGCGCGCCAAGCTCCATTACCCTCGCCTTTACTTCGTCGCTTATCTTTTCGGCGTTCGTATACGCTCCACGCACGGCTACCTGTATGGTGTGGTTGGAAAAAGCGCAGCGGAAATAACCGGTATCAAGGCGATGCGCATACGGGGTTTTCAGCATATTTTTCACCTCATTCGGCAATTGCTCGGATATGCAGTCGCGCATCAGCTTTTCTGCTTGCGCTCGATAGTTAACCTGCGGAATATCCGCGATGATGTCCTCGACTATCCCGTCGCGAATAGTTTTACTCAGTTTTTGACTTGCCATGGTTGTTCTCCGCGTGTAGTTGAAAAGTTAGGTTAATTCCGCCGGGTGGGCATGGCCAACCTCTCTCACAAAGATACTCACTCGCCGCACCCAGCACAGCGCCAGGGCGGCACGGATCGCCTCAACCCTGCCGGACACGGTCAACATGAACGCCAGCACGTCGGCCGCCATACGGGCGTCGCGCAGCGTCATCACGCCGCGCACCCACCCGATGCGTTCCTCCGTTGCCACGCGCACGGTGTAGTCGCCGGTTGGGGAGCGGGATATGCTCAGGCGTTGGGGCATTTTTTCGCCACCTCCACATACTCCTTGACCATGTCAAGACGGGCGCGCTGGCAAGCCAGCAAATCGTATTCCGTCCGGGTGCGCGCCCACCGGGCGGCTATCGCGTCTTCTTGCGCCTCGACAAGACGCCCCATCGTCTGGCGCAGGTAGCGCAGCAAGCAGACGATAACGACCAGGAGCAGCACGATTACTGCTGAGAGGATGGTGGTCATTTGTTGTACCCCGGCGCCGGAGGCTGCCCGTAAAATAGCGTGCGCTCTTTTACGCAGGCATCGTAATCCAAAGCCTCTGCAAACCTGTTGGCGTCTTCCTCATTGGCAAATACCGCCAATATGCGTCCTGGCGCAAAACAGCAATCCTCTACAAGGTAGACTTTCATCACTCTTCTCCTCTCGTCATCCACATGTCATGCAGGGCCAGCCAGTCGCGGGCCACGAAGCACAGGCAGGCATCGCCCGGCACCCAGAAGCGCACCAGGTAGCCGTCGGTGTCGTGGATGATGACCAACTTCGCCTCCGGGTTGGCCAGCGCGATGCTGCGCACGCGGCTGGCGACCTTGACCGAATCGGGGTCGTTGGGGCGGATGATCATTTCACACCTCGGCCTTGGCAATGGGGGCAACGCGCGTGCGTGGAGTATTCGCCGACGGTGAGGCAGCCCGTACCTTGGCAGGGCGCGCAAACGTCTTCCGCCGGGGTGTTGAGGATGGCGCGGATGCGCCAGGCAAACAGCGCCAGCACGGCGCAGACGAACAGGAACCAGGTCATCACAGCTTCTCCCACAGCAAAGGGTAAATAATGTCCATCTGAGTAGGGGTAACTTCCCCCTCTGGATAAGGGTTCGGGTCGTGGAACAACACCCCGTTCAGGTAGACTACGCAATGGAATGTTCCCGCCTTCGCCATCACCGGGTTAGGTGACAAACCGCTCACTAGGACTGCGCCCTTGGCTTGCGTTCTTACCCATTCTGGATCTACCCCAATGCAGATGCGCCCCAGACCTTTGGTGCCCAGCCATTGATCCACCTTCTCGTTGAAATTTTGCGCAGTCACCGCTTCAGGGTCGTCAAAGAATCTGGGAACGTCTTCGTATGGAAGTCGGAAAATCGTTGCCAAGCAAGCGGTATAGCAGTCGTTTTTCTGCCGCATGTAAACCTTTTGCATTACAGCTTCTCCAGTTGCTGGCACGCCTGATGCAGCGTCTGCAGGGCGGCGCGGGGGTTGTGGCCGGCCAGTTGGGCCTGGGCCTTGGGCACGGCGGTGCGGAGCACGTCGCGCAGGACGTTGGAGGCGTCGGCGGTAAGCCGGTCGCGGATCACGCGGGCGGCGTCCTCCTTGCTCATCGTGGCGACGTAGCGGTCGCCGTCGTACAGTTCGACGACCACTTGGGCGCCGGAGTACCTTTCATTGCGCAGGGTCAGCATGGCAGCCTCCGCACGACGAGCAGGGACAGGATGATCTGGGCGCCAGTGAGGGCTGCCGTGCCGGTGGGGGTGGCGGCCAGCGCGGGTAGGGCGAAGGCAGCGAACAGGAGGATGGGTTTCATGATCAGGCTCCGTCGAGCAGCAGGACCGCCAGGAAGGCGGCGGAAAGCGCCAGCATGACCAGCAGGGTGCCGAAGGTCAGGCGGCCGGTTGTCAGGGCGTACCACGCGGCGCAGGACAGGCCGATCGTGACTCCGGTGAGGATCTTGCCTAGGATGAGCTTCATGCTTGCGACTCCTGGAGCAGGGCGCGGGCACAAATAGCATCGACTTGTGCATAAACATCGCCCATATACGGCCTATTCTGTAAATCGCTAAAATCCTTGCAAAGTTGCTTTAGCTCATACTGAACCTCCTCAATTCCATCATTAAATCCTTGTCTATAATTTCGCCAATCTGGAGAGAAATGTTTTTCGTATAACGGCGTCCATTCTTTGCGGCGCGTATCGCACATGCGCGAATCATTATCCATTAAAGGCCCGTCAATTCCTCCATCACTGCGCTTTCTAAACCAAGCAATCGGCGGAATAGCCTGCGGCACTTGCGCGGCCGTGGCGGGGATGGGGTGTAGGTACAGCGGATACGTCCCATCCGGGCGCTCATCAAACTGCTTGCCGTTAAACTTGCAATGCTGCTCTGGGCCGGACTCCGAAAAATCGACATGGGTAAACGGCTCCTGCTCCCTTGCCTTCTTCAACTCCGCCTCCGCACGCTCAGCGCGGGCGGCGGCTTCGGAGAGGGCGGATTCAAGATCAACAGCGGCAGAGATATACGGCCCAAGAGCTCTACCGAAATCACCGCTTTCGTGGTCGCGCTGCAAACGTTCGCTTAATTTCACTTCCCACCTCCCGCCGCTTCCGCAGCAATCAGTTCGTCGATGGTGGTGCGGGGGTCTTTCGACGGCCTCCGTATTTCTCGCATGGGAATAGGATGCCACATCAAAACTTTTGCAACGGGCCAATACCAAGCTCCGGATGTCAGCGCCCAATCCAACCGATTCCGCTCCTGCGACAATTCAAGGTTGAGCGCACGGATAGCCTCATCTCTCGTACTTACTTGCTGCGCCAGTTGTTCGCGCAAATCAGCAATCTCCTGCTGATACGCCAAGCACTGAGTCGTCGCAGTGGCAGAGTTTTGCGCGTTCTCGTCGCGCTGCTCGGTCAGCATGGAGTTCTCGGCGCGAAGGCGGCGGACTTCGGCGGCAAGAGCGATCAGGGCATCTTGTTCGTCTTCACGCAGACACACTTCAAAGCCGCAGTCATCGGCTATCCAAAAAGCCCGTTCAACAGTCATCGTCATGATTGCGACTCCGCTTCGGTGATGGCTTTCGCCATATCGAATGCGACGCGGTTTTCGCCGCATACGCATATCCCTACGTCATGGTCACAAGGACCAAAAGTATTTGCGGCCTCGGTTACAACCTCAAGGCCAGCCTTGCAGGCACTCAACAACCGATCCCTCTGCGCCTCCAGACGGTCAAACTCGGCGAGCAGGGACTGGATGGCGGCTGGGTTGGCTGAGTTGCGAAACATACTGCTATTAAACGCGCCAATTTGTGCGATTTTAGCCAACCGTTTCAGTTCTTCGCGTGATTGCTTGTTCATTTAGGCGGCTCCTTAGAATCGGCAGTTTCTTCAAGCATGTGCAGGTCACGGGTAAGGACTTCGCACCAGACAATATCCGGCGTCTCGACCTTGGCAAATTGATGCCAAAACCCATTGCCGCTCCAGTTGTGGCCGAGGTACACGAGGCGCTCCGGCTGGCATTTCCAGTTGTATTTTCCGCCGATTTTCATTTCATCACCCCCGACCAGTATTCAGCGCAACGCCGCAGCGCATCTTCCCCGCCCACGGCTTTAATCGCGGCGCGGGCCTGTTCTTCGGTGGCGTAGCAGGGGAACATGCAATAGCTATCGGCAACCTCAAACGGAAGAAACTCAACAGAAATATGCCCGCACTTATAACGTGGACGCCATTTCTCAACATCATCTCCAGCCACAACCCCAGGCTGCCGCCGCATCAACCGCATCACGCTGACGGCGTGCGCGTCGGCTGAGGCTTGGCGTTCGGATGAGAAGTAGAGTCCACGCTTGAAACGATTGGTATCAATGCGATGCTTTTCTTCTACACTGACAACCGCATCGCTTTCGTTATCAATGATCCAGTATTTCTCCCCATAACCAAGCCGCCCCGGCATCACGCACAACGGCTGATCCAGCTCAACCGGCATCGCCTCTAATTCCTCGATCTGCTTGCGAAGCGCGGCAAGCTGCGTGTCTTTTTCGTGTTGTTTCATCATTCAACTCCTACCGGAAACGCTGCGGATTTCGCCGTTCTTGTAGTGGATGAAGGCGACCGGATTTGTCTCCGCAAAACTCCTGTAATGGGCGTCAGTCACTTCATCTTCGATCGGATTACCGTAAGCGCGAGGAAAGTCCTCGCCGTCATAGTCACTCGCACGCGACCAGCGGTCCCCGCAACACTCGCAGTCTTCGCCTGTCTCGCAACCGTCGAAGTACAGTCCGATGTCCACGGCGCGGCGATCCGCGTCGCCTGCGGAATCTGCCTCGACAACGACAAAGATGCTGATCCCCGCCTCCGGGTCGATGTTGAATGATCCGCCGCTGTTGTTTTGCCGATACGTGAAAAACATGATGGTGTCCTCTTGTTGTCAGTACGACCTACTTTAACCACATCCGGTTAAGGCGTCAAGCACCTGCTGGAAAATTTAAGCACTTGCTTGTCGCTTCGCGCGGGGCTATGCTGATGGCGTTTCGTATCGGAAAGATGAGGAGAACGAAAATGACAACCTTACTGCAAGAAGACGCGGCGTTCGGCGTGATGCCGGCCGAGGCGTTCAACCTGATGCTGCAGCGCGCGATCCACGAGCAGAACCTGGCGACGATCGACGCGGACGATCCGCTGCTGCCGCGTGACCTGGGCGAGGCGCTGGAGGTGACTGCCGGTGTGCGGTCGCTGGTGTTTGTTGGGGGTGGGGTATGAGCAAGAGGTACGGTCGCCAGCAGCGGAAAAAGATGCGCAATACAATAGCCAAGCAAAAGGAGTTTTTGCGCCAATACTGGGAAATCACCGCAAATAACCAAATTGCGATTGAAAATCTCATGCGGCAAGTGGTGAGTGTATCGCTTGAACGCGATGCCTTGCAGGCAGAGTTGGAGAAGCTGAAATGCACGTCCTGAAACAGTGGATGGCCCTGGCCACCACGGCCGAGATCGAGGAGCTGGCGCGCGAGGCGGGGACCAGCCGCAATTACCTGTACCAGCTCTGCCATGACGACAAGCCGCATGGCCGGGAGGCGAGCAACGTCCTCGCCGCGCGCATCGAGCGGGCGGCGGAAGTGATCACGCGCCGGTCGGGAGGTCGCTTGCCGCATGTGCTGCGCACGGACCTCAACGCGGGTTGCCGGTCGTGCGAGTACGCGCGCAAGTGCCTGGGCGACGCGGCGATCGCGTCGCATTTTCGGGTGCTGGACGGGGGTGAAGCATGAACGGGCGACTTGAGCCGGGCGGGTTGGCGTTGATCGTTTATTCTGCTGTAGCAGAAGAAATAGGACAAACAGTTACCCTTTTGGAGCGAGCAGTTAGCGATAAGGGGATAGTCAAGTTCCCTTCGTTCAATGTCAGGGCCAAAACAAAGACCACGGGTAAGCCGTTCTGGTACGTCGAATGCAAGAACGGAAAGCGGGTAGCTTTTTGGGAAGAGCATCTCATGCCGCTGAACGGCGGCGATGGAGAGCAGACCGCCGCGCCGGACGGGTTGCCGATGAACGGCGGCAATGGAGAGCAGACCGCCGCGCCGGACGGGTTGCCGATGACGGTTAGCGGGGAGGTGACGGCATGAGCGCATTTGACGGGGCGGACTGGACGTGCCAGGACGACATCAGCAGAAGCATCGGGAACGCCATCTACCAGTTTCGCGGAGAAACCGGCCGCATCGCGCAGGTTGTGTACTTAGGGGTAAACGAACACCAACGGGTGCGCCTGCACGCACACGCCGCTTGCCTTATGCCGGTGTACGGTGATATGGAACACTGGCGCTTGTGCGGCCTGCGCATCGTGCTGGTCAACGAGCCGCGCTATTTCGCTGTCGGACTTTGACGGGGGTGAATGATGGAAGCAACAGTTTATTGGGTCGTGCGCACCGTCGGTGGGAATGGGGGTAGTCTGTACGGGGAGCCCTTCACTTCGCTGCAGCAAGCACTCTCGTCGGCAGAACGCCTAAACGGGGGACGCCTCGCATTTGAGCAAGAGCGGCAAGTCAACTACAGCGTCAAAAAGCAGCGCATCCTCCTCGAAGACTTATAACAACTAGGACCGGCCATGACCGACAACCGACCCGGCGCCTCGCCCGCCGAGTGGGCGCACTTCGCCCGCCTCTACCAGACTGACCTGCTGCCGGTGGTGAGCAACCCCGCGGCGGAGATCAGTCCCGACAGCAAGATGAAGGCGCTGGGCAAGACGCCCAGCGTGTACAACAAGAGCCGCAAGGTCGCCGGGCTGCCAGGCTGGACCGAGCGGCGCAGCACGGCGGCCGAAGTGGCCCTGTGGGCCACGGAGCCCGATTACGGGATCTGCGTGCAGACCCGGCTCGTGCGCGCGATTGATGTGGATGTGGATGACCCCGCGCTGTCCGGTGAGATCGAGACGTGGCTGCTGCGCCACCTGTGGCTGCATGACACGGTGAGCATCCGCCGGCGCGGCAACTCCGGCAAGGTGTTGCTGCCGGTGGTGGTCGCGCAGGACGAGCTCATGCCGAAGCGCCGCGTGAAGGTGGAGGGCGGCGTCGTCGAGTTGCTGGCTGACGGTCAGCAGTTCGTCGCCTGCGGCACGCACCCCAGCGGCGTGCGCTACACGTGGGACGTGTTGCGGGGGTGCGGGGCGGAGGCCACTAGCCTGCCCGAGTTCCCTGTCCTGCAGCCGGAGGATCTGGCGGCCCTGTGGGACGCCCTGGTCGCGACGTTCGGCGTGGAGGACGAGTCGGTGGCGCGCGTCAGCGCGGCACGGCCGGTGCGGTCAGCCGAGCAGGTCAATGACCCCGTGGTGGACCATCTGGAGCGCGAGGGGTGGGTGCGGTCCTGGCAGGCGGACGGGCGGGTCAACATCCGCTGCCCGTGGCAGGCCGAGCACACCAGCGACTCCGGCGACACCGAGACGCAGTATTTCCCCGCCGGCCTTGGGGAGTTCCAGCAAGGCCATTTCAAGTGCCTGCATGCGCATTGCATGGCGCGCACCGACGTGGACTTCCTGGACGCCGTGGGCTACCGGGCGGCGCAGTTCGCCGTGGTCGAGCACGTCGGGGATACGGGGGAGGCTGACCCGTTCGCCTGGCTGAGCGAGGAGGGCGACGGCGGGTCGAACCTGCACACCGACGTGCGCGGCGCGGTGTGGGCGCTGGACGAGGCGGACTGGCCGAAGTTCGAGCGCAGCAAGAACGGCGCCATCCTCCCCACCCTGAACAACATCGTCATGGGCGTCTCGTCGATCCCGTTCGTGCGCTGCGAGATCGCCGTGGACGACTTCAAGGACATCATCTGCGTGCGGGGAGCCGGGGCGGAAGGACACCGGGCATGGGGCGAGGACTGGCGGCCGTTCACCGACGCCGACTACACGCGCCTGCGCATGGCGATGACCCAGCGCGGCTTCGACGAGTTCAGCAAGGACACGATCAAGGAGGTTGTCCATGCCGTTGCCGTGGAGAACCACTTCGACAGCGCGGTGCTGTGGCTGGAGAAGCTGGAATGGGACGGCAAGCCGCGCCTGCGCACCTTCTGCCGGGAGTACCTGTCGGTGGACTACGGCGCGTACCCTGCAGGCTACCCGGAGGCCGTGGGCGAGTACCTGTGGACGGCGCTGGCCGGGCGCGTGTTGTCGCCGGGGTGCTGGCTCGACATGGTCCCCGTGCTGATCGGGGAGCAGGGGATGCGCAAGACGACCTTCTGCCGCACCATCCCTCCGGGTGAGGGGTTGTACGCCGAGATCAACCTGAACGAGCGCGACGACAACCTGAGCCGGCTGATGCGCGGCAAGGTGGTTGGCGAGATCGGCGAGTTGCGCGGCCTTCACACCGCCGATGCCGAGGCGATCAAGCAATGGATCACCCGGCAGTCGGAGGAGTGGGTGCCCAAGTACAAGGAGTTCACGACCGTCTTCCCGCGGCGCCTCGTCTTCATCGGCACATCCAACAAGGATGAGTTCCTGGCCGACCCCACCGGGGAGCGCCGGTGGCTGCCGCTGCGGGTCGGAGCGTGCGACATCGACGCCCTGCGCCGCGACCGGGAGCAACTGTGGGCCGAAGGCGCCCACCGGTGGCGGGAGGGCGGCGTCGCCTTCCGAGAGGCCGAGCGGCTGGCCAAGCCGGTCCACGAGGACCACAAGATCGACGACCCATGGACCGCCGAGATCGCGGACTGGCTCGCCGCCACCGACGGGCTGGACGGCTCCGGGACGCCCAATGCGGAGTCCCTTTTCGCCCTTCGCGATGTGCTTGTCGGGGCGCTGGGCTTCCGCGCGGGTAGCATCAAGCGGATGGATCAGGACCGGGCGGCATCCTGTTTGCGCAAGTTGGGGTACGCCAGGGTGCACACCCGGGGAGGGAAGCGGTGGCGAAAAATCGAGCAACGCTGATCAAAAAGTAAGCGGCGGCGTGCGTAAAGGCGGTTTGTGTATGCAAGCCGCCTTTTCTTTTTGTCTAAATTTAAACAAATCGCTTAGGCGGTTAGCGTAAGCAATGCGCATATCCATACGCTGATTGCCTAAACGTTTTGCATAAAATAGCTAAAATTAGCCAAAACGCTTAGGCAAGTTGAGGAAATGACCCGTTTTGTGACGTATTGTGACCTTATATGGGTCTCGCCTGTAAGCCTTGTGCCGCAAGGCTTGTGACGCTGTGACCCATGTGACTGACGGTTTCTCCAGACTCTCCCTAATGTGTGGGCGTATATGTGCGCGTATATACACGCGAGGGGCTACTGCCACTCCCTATTATACTTACCCTTACAGTAAGAGAGTATGGGTCACATAGGTCACAGGGTACTTCAATCCTTGTGCTGCAAAGGGTTTGAAGTGACCTAGGCATGGGTCATCTTAGGGTCACAATGGATCACAGTCAGGTTTTTGACTTTCTGCGCCATTTCAGGCATGCGCCAACGGCAAAATCGGGGGCCGCCATCACGGCCCGGGGGTAGGGGGTCCACCAACCGCCTCGCGTTTCGACGCGACGTTATGCCGCTACTTGACGCGACGTTATGCCGCTACTTGACGGGGCGACCTGACGGTGGTGAAATCACGCCATCCCCTAGCCGCCTACCGTTCCGGAGATCCCGCCACATGGCCGCCGAACTGTCCGATTCGACCGTCATCCCCTGGGTACTTGGCATTGCCGCCACGATGATCACCGCCTCGATCGCGTGGGTCGGCCGTAACATCAGCGACGTCGTGAAGCACATCGCCGTCCACGCCGAGAAGCTGAACAACCACGGCGAGCGCCTGAACAACCACGGCGAGCGCCTGTCCCGCGTCGAGGACAAGGCTGCCGCCATCGACCGCGATGTCGCCGTGCTGCAGGCCGGGCGACCGGCGATCCCCGGTGGGGGTTGACAGGACCGGGGAGTGGGGGGTAGGGTGGAGCCCTGACCCGGAAATTACCCGACACGTTTTCCCGAGTTCACCCAGGAGTTGCGCCATGTTCCAGTACCTCAAGAACCGCCTTGCCGAACGCTCGACCCATGCGAGCCTCGGCCTGATCGTCGGTGCGCTGGCCCCGGTAGCAATCTCGCTGCTCGTTCCGCCGCCCTACCAGGCCACCGCTACCCAGCTGCTCGTCGCGCTGGGCGTTGTCGGCGCCGCCACCCCGACCTCCGGCGGCCGGAGCTGATCCCGTTTTTCCGAGCACCCCCTCCCGAAGGCAGACCGGCGAGGGGGTGATTTTTACCCCGGGGCAGGGGGTCCGCTGATGATCACCATAGCCATCCCGCCCGAGTTCAAGCGCATCCAGGCCAGCATGGCCAAAGCCGGACAGTCCGGCATCCGCAAGGCCACCGCCGCCGCTCTCACCGCTACCGCCAAGTCCGTTGTCGCCGCCGAAAAGGCGCAATTCAAGCGCGTCCTGGATCGCCCCCGGCCGTTCACCGTCAACGCCGTCAAGTACCTGCCCGCCCAGTGGGACGCCAAGCGCCTCCGGGCGCGGGTGTACATCATGGACACGCAATCGGCGCATCTGGCCACCGCCAAGTACCTTGAGCCGTATGAGTTCGGCGGGGTGAACGTCCTCAACCCGAAAAGCAAGGCCCTGGTCAAGCCGATCCAGCAACCCCTGGACCGTTTTGGCAACATCCCCTGGGGGACCGTGGCGAAGCTCAAGGGCGGGTCCGCTGTCCGCAATGGCAAGGCGTTCAGCTGGAAAGGTCGCGGGGATATTTTCGTCGGCACGCTCCGGCCCAAGGGTGGCCAGCCGATCAGCGGGGTGTGGCAACGGCCGTACAAGGTACCCGTCACCGCGCGGCGGGGCAGGGGGTCCGACAAGAAATACGGGCGTATGGGCAAGCCCAACAAGAAGACCAACTACACCGGCCATTTCATCCTCCTGATCCGTTTCACAGACCCGCACCCGATTGCCGGGAAAAACCGCCTGCATTGGTTTGACATTGCCGAAAAAATACTCAATACGGACGGTCCCGCGTTCATGCGCGAAAAGTTGAGCCTGCGCGTACCCTACCTGATGGGCTAGGATCGCGCGCCAAGGCCCTTTCCCGCCACGATCGGCATGCAGGTAGGGCTACCCTACTGCTAGGGGGTAGGGGAGGGGCGGGAAACGCGATTTTTATGTCTATCGCTTGGCGTAATCCTTCGCGGCATCCGCGTCCAGTCCGGGATGCGTGTCCATGCCACGCAATTTCAGCTGCGCCATCAGGCTGGCTTGCACCAACTCCAGGCAGTTATCCACATCCGCCATAACGGATAGGGAACGCGCGTCGTCGCCGACGGGCATGCTTTGCAGCATCGCCAGGATATGCGCAGCCCTTGTTTCAGACGCGCGCAAAAGATCCGCAACGTGTTGCCAGGTCGCCATGATAAATCTCCCGCCCGGCACAATGCCGGGCTGTTGTTTTGTGATGGGGGTATGGGGTGTCAGTTTTTCTTATCGGTGTCGTAATCCAGGATACCGACACTACAAGCCGCGAAGCGTTCAACCGTGCAAGGGTAACCGTTCGCGTGGTTATTTCTCGCAAGGTCCCGTGCCAGTTTTTCCGCGCGTTTGTAGTCTCCGTCCCGCAATGGCGAGTAAGAAAACACGCGGATTTGCTTGTTATCGTGTTTTGTGAAAACTGCATAGCAGAACATGATAAATCTCCCGTCAAAAGCCACCGGCACAATGCCGGGGGCGTATTTTTCACCCCCTACTAGGGGGTAGTCAGAATCTGTACGGTCGGTGCAGGATTCTGCACTTGGCACCAGGTGATGAACCCGCCCAAGCACGCGCCCAAGCACGCGACGATCAAGCCGATTAGCGCGGCCTCGCCAATATCCCGGCGGATGCGATAGTCAATCGCGCCCGCCACCAATGCCGCCACCAGGATGGCGACAACGCCTAGCAATGTTTCCATACCGCATTCCTCGCTTTGTTGAGCCAGCCCGTAATGTACGCCTATCGGCAAATGACGGGGGTCCGATTTTTACCTAGGGGGCGGGGGTGTCAGGCGGCGCATTTCCGTACGTACCTGACGTACATACCCCAGTAACAAAGCTTTTCCGGAATGGCGCCGTCGTTCACCCATTGTTGCAAAGCCCCGTAAACATAGCGCGTTTCCGCGTCGGTCGGATCGGACCACACTTCAGACGGCAGCCTCCCGGACGTAGCGGCAGCATGCTGAATTGCCAACCATACGCAATTGGATGTTTTACGGACGTCCGCCATACGCTTTTCGTTGTCGTTGAGCTGGCGGTATTGAGGGTATTTCATGATTTTCTCCCGTTTTTCGGATTTTTCCCGATAGCATCCGCGCGCGGCGTCAAATGTGTGGATGCGGTAATTACCGCGCATCCCTGTCAGAAAGCAGTATTTTGACGCGAGGCGCAACAAAGCGGCGCGCGTGTATTTTTGACTGGTCATGCTATTTCTCCCTCTTCTGTGAATTCGATACCGTTCGCAAGAATACCCTCCGCGATGCAATCGTCGGAGTTAAGGTAATCGTATTCATCCCGTAAGGCGCGATAAATCCATTTCGCAAAGTCGCGCATCAAATCGCGCACTTCACTTTCCGCATCGCCAATATCCTTGTACCGATTTTCCGAGTGAGTCACGTCAACGGACAGGCCGCCATGATTTGAGCACTTGCATTCCGCTTGCAACTTGTAAAAGTTGCGCCGTTGAACGTCCTGCAATCCGGCCGCTATGGCATGCAAGTCTTTATCGGTCGGGAATTCCTCGCGAATAGCTTTTGCCGCGCCTTTGCGGTATTCGTAAAACCCCTCAAAAGACGCATAGTCTCCCTGAGAATATCCGAGGGAAAAGTAAATAGCAGGGGTCACCCCATGGCGCGATTTGTTGGCAAGGTCAATTCCGAGCATACCGGCGGCCGTGCTTGCCATTTCGTAAACTGATTCCCACCAGTCATATTCAAAGGCGCCTTGGCGCCACGCATCGCGCGCCTTTTCCTTTGCCTGGTCGGTCAATTCGTCATAGGTGAAAACATCAGTATGGATAGTGCGCATTTTGTGTTACTCCGAAAAAGAAAAACCGATAAACGCTTGGCCACAAACCCAATATTCGCGGCCATGGTGCGTGATACACGCGGCTTCATGCGCGCGCGGATCGCCGCAAAGGCAGACGTCGAGGCTAAGCAATTCATACCGCGCGCCTTTCATCAGGTGTAGAGATAATTCTCTCGCCCCGTTTCACATGTGAACCCTTGAACGAGGCCGGATTGCTTCGCGGTTACTGTTTGCATGGGCTTACTCTCCCCATATAGGCGCAAGTGCAAATCCTGAATACATAGCGCGCACTTCGCGCAAGGTATTAACGCCAAAAAGCATGCTGCACGATATGGCAAAGCGCTTGTAAGGCTCGGAATACACGGCATAACCGTATTCCGTCTTTTCGTACCATCGTTGCGGCTTCATAATATTTCCCCTCGCTTGTACATTCTGGCAAAAGGCCATTATCTAGCGCACTCTTTCGCAAGTGCGCTATGTAATGGGCTTTTAGTCGGTCAAATCACAAAATGCGCGCGCTGTTTCCTCAAGCGCAAACCACGCCATGGCGTTATAAACATCTGTCGCGTTATCGTCATTGCGGCCATAAATGGCTCGCGCAACTTCACCGGACGACAACCGGCCGCGAAAGCAGTTAAAACCCGCTATCAGGGTAAAACAGTTGGCGTCCCTGCCGTAGCAATCGCGCGCCATATCTTCAGCCATGGCCATAATAGCCACGCGGTTTTTGCGCGCGAAGTGGACGGTATCACTGTAGTAGGTGAAGCCATGTACGCCAGTATCAGCGCCATGGCGCGCAACGTCTTGCGCATCTTCCTTGAACGATTGCCATCCGCCGCACTGACGGACAACCGCGCGGATGAGGGATTCAGGGATGTTAGCCTGTGCCACAAAGTCTTTGAGCTTCATTGTCTTACCCCGTTTCGGCTTGTGCCGTGTTTCGATGTACCCAGTATCTATCAGGCAAAAATGCTAGTCAATAGGCATACGCAAAATTTATAGACTTTTTGAGCATGGGCGCGCGTGCAGCTCTACTAGGGCGAAGAACCCAGGGCGAAGAACCCAGGGCGAAGAACCCTTATATACGCGCGCGCGTGCAGCTCTAGCCGATCCGCGCCACGCATACCGCGAAGCCCTTGTGCCGCAAGGCTTTTGGCCTTTGTTGATCATTTTATAGCCTAAGCCTAGCATCGTTCGTATGCTATGCAATCCGCTATAAGCCTTGCGCCGCAATACTTTCGGATGGTCCGGGCCTTCCTGGCGCGTGGTTTTCTAAAGACCTGCCTAGTCAATACGCCGATACCTTGAGCGCTAACGGATAACCTGTAACCCTTGCGCCGCAAGGCTTACAGACCATCCAATCCTGGCGGGTCCCTCCTGATTAACCACCCTGGGCG